ATGGCATATTTCAAAATTTGCGTACGAGCTAAGAGAAAAGACAATACGTATCCTGTTTATATTCGTGTAACCCATCACGGACAGGTAGGATATATAAAAACAGATAAAGTCTGCAAGGCTAAGTCTGTTCGGAAGGGTGAGGTAATAGATAATTACATCATCAAGGATATTTCTATTCTTATTGACGGGTATATGTCCCGGCTTAATCGTGAAGATATACAATGTTGGGATATCAGAAAGATACTGGACTTCTTGAGGAGGGATTCTAGCGCACCTTCTTTTTCTGAATTTTGTGAGGGGTTTACCTCTAAGATGGATAACGAGGGAAGAGAATCCACGTCGATAAATTATAAGCTTGCGTTAAGGCGCTTGGAGGAATATATGGGGAAAGACGACATTCTCTTCTCTGATCTTACATCGTCTATATTCAAGGAGTGGATAGATTCGATGAAAGATAGCTTGTACAAGAAACATGGCTATCCGAAGCGGATCAAGACAATGTTTATGGCTGGATGCGAGCGGTATAATAATTATGATACCGGCGAGATGCTTATACGGAATAACCCGTTTAGGGGAGTGAGGGTACCTAGACCTACAGTTCCAGAGAAAAGGGCATTGGACATTAGAACCGTTCGAGATTTTTTTGCGGTATCCGCGGAGTATGGATCAAGAGCTGATCGTGCTAGGGATGTGTGCGAGATCGTTTTTTGTCTTGCCGGAATTAACACCGCTGACCTGTATTATATGGAAAAAGAGAACCTTAGAGACGGAAAGATGTGTTACTGCAGACGTAAGACTACTAATAGGAGGGATGACAAGGCGTATATAGAGATAGCCGTACCAGATAGGCTATCTCATTTGCTTGAGAAATATGCTGGAGAAAAAAGGCTGTTTAACTTCTGTGAGACTTATGGATCAAGTAAGAATTTCAATAAATGTATAAACGAGGGAATAAGTGATATAACAAGAAAAAACGACCTTCCTCATATTTCTGTCTATTCGTTTCGGCATAGTTGGGCTACATTCGCTCAAAACGATTTCGATGCAAGTTTGGATTTAGTAGGCTTTTGCCTTAACCATGCTTCTTCCCATAGGGTGACATCTGGGTATGTTAAGACCGATTTTAGCGTTATCGACCGCTTGAATGCCAAGATACTTGATTATGTGTTTGAAGAAAAAAACGAAAAAAAGATGGAAATAATTTGCGGATTAAAAAAATGACTCTATCTTTGCCGTTGAAATAGCGAGTTGGATTTTAGACGAAAGTTTGAGATCCAACTTTTTGTGTTTATATGTGTTTGGTCTCTTCTTTCTGTAAACTTCCATAAAACAAAGACTTACCGGGTGCCTTCAAAAAAACAGGCACTATGACGATTTCTATTTCTAAAACAGCGCTGCTATCAAGATTGCAGCTTTTGGCGAAGATCATACCCGCCAAATCATCCACGCCGATCCTTTGTCATTTCTTGTTTGAGACGAGAGAAGGCCGGTTATTCATCACCGGATCGAATAGCGAGGGCCGGATAACCACCAGCCTTGAGTGCATCTTCGACGAGGAGATATCTATTTGTGTCCCGACTTCCTTATTAGAAGGACTGAGGAACCTACCCGAGCAACCAATTGATATAATCATCAACAAGGATACCCGTGAGATAAGGATCAAGTACCATGGTGGAAAGTTTGAGGTGGTGGGTTATGACCCATCTACCTATCCGGGAAAAAGATCGATTGAGGTCTTGGACTCTGTGTCATTGAGCGCGGAGGATTTATTCAATGGGATATCCAAGGTCATAAATTTGGCCGGGAATGATGATATCCGTCCGGTCCTAAGCTCTGTCTTTATTGAGACGGAACCGGAGACCGTATGCTTTGTCGGTGCGGACGGGCATGGCATGGGATTCTTGAGAAAGGGCAATGATAGACAGGTTGGCAAGATCTCAGTTATAATCAGCCGTCCTATAGCCTCGGTATTGAAGGCGATACTTCCGGCTTCCTCCGATAACATGGAAATGAGGGTCGGTGCGGATTGGTCCGATGTCATATTCAATGACTATGAGATATCGTTCCGGAATGTGGAGGGGAGATATCCTAATTGGAAAGCTGTGGTACCCAAGGCGAATAAGCTGGAACTGCTTGTTGACACCGGACAACTGATCGGGGCTATTAAAAGGACATCGGTGTTCTCCAATAAGGCCTCATGCCTTATCGTCTTGAGGATCATTCGTGATAAGTTGACCGTATTCGCCCAAGACATAGATTTCTCGACTTCCGCGGAGGAAACGTTGGAGGTCGATTTTAACGGGAATGAGTTCTCGATCGGGATTAAGGGATCGTTGCTTCTTGAGATACTCTCATGTATCGATGACGGGCGTACGAGGCTTTCCTTTAGCGAGCCTAGCCGCGCTATCTTGATAACTCCGGAGAACCAATCCGGGAACGAGGAACTTACCTATTTATTAATGCCCATGACAATCCCGTAAGTTATGAAAGAGTTCAAAGATACAATCCAGAAATATTTACAGGAGAGGGCGGCGGAAGATCTTCTGTTTGCCCCGAGACTTGCCAATCCTAAAAAGAGTATAGACGAGTGTTGTCGTTATATCTTGGGAGAGGCCCGTAAGCGTGGAACCTCTGTCGTGATGAGTGATACGGAGGTTTTTGGTATGGCCGTACATTATTATGATGAAGAGAATATCGAGGTCGGAAAAGTTCCTGTCGGTAGCTCTGTTTCTTCTTCTCATAAAGTAGAACTTACGGAGGAAGAAAAGAACGCTGCCCGTCAAGCAGCCATCAAAAGGTTGACCGAAGAGCAATACCGATCGCTCAAAAAGAAGCCGGCCAAGAAGAAGGTTGATGAGAGTGTCCAACAAATGAGCCTATTTTGATATGAAGCCGAGAACGAGATTGGAAAAGTTGGTGGCGGGATTGAGCGAAAAGCTTCCCGCCATCACAAAGGCGCAGGAGGAATGGGCCAAGGAACACGTGTTCGACCATGTAGCTTACAAATGTAAGAATGAGTTGTGGTGCTCTGAATGTGGCGAGATTTGGGTTAATACGGGTAATAGTAAATTGGGTGACAATATCGAATGCCCTTATTGCCACTATCAATTAGATGTAAAGGTCAGCAGAAAGCAGAAGAACCATGAGGAGGCGTATATGTCCATCCTGCAAGTGAGAGGCGGGTTTCAGGTAATCCGGCATATACTATGTTGGAAAAACGCCCGTAAGGGAACTTCCCCGGTGTATTATGATTTTACTGAAGTTGTTCAAGAATGGATTCGTGAAGACGGAAAGCGTACGATCATAGCCCGTCCAATAAATATGGGACGTAACGGATTCGTGTATAGTTCCCCTCTTAGTATCAAGGGTGAATATGGAAGTAACCCATATAATTATTACGGTGATTTATATGCGATATTTGGAGAGCTTTATCCAAGGAAAGAATTACTTCCGGAATTGAAAAAACGGGGACTGAATCGACTGTTCCCGGATGTAACCCCGTCTAAGTTGATACGTGACCTTTTGAAAGGAGGTAATGATGCGGAACTATGTCTCAAGACCGGGCAAATATCCATGCTGAAGCACATGTATAGAAACGGCTTTTCCCAGCTTCGCTATAAGCCATCATTCAATATCTGCAACCGTAACCATTATATTATCAAGGATGCGTCCCTTTGGGAAGACTATATGTCTTTATTGGCTTATTTCGGTAAAGACTTGCGTAATGCCCATTATGTATGTCCTAAGAACTTGAAGGTCGCACATGATAGGCTCTTGGCAAAGAAAGATGCCCGTGAAGCTAAGTTGAGACAGGATAGGGATCGTATGGAAGCTATCCGTAAGCGTGAAAAGCTCATGAAGGATATAGCCGGCTTCTACGAGCGGATGGAAAAGTTTTTCGGGATGAAAATCACGGATGGCAACATAGTCATTTGCCCGTTGGAGAGTATTACCCAGTTTTATCAAGAAGGAAAGGCTATGCATCACTGCGTATATAAACTCGGATATTACAATCGGCCGGATCGCTTGATACTGTCAGCAAAGGACACCGGTGGCAAACGTATCGAGACGATAGAGGTGAATTTGAAGACGCTGAATATCGTCCAGTCTCGGGCCGTTTGCAATGGCGTAAGTGAGTTTCACGACCAGATAGTAAAACTGGTGAAGAAGAATATGAACCTGATTCGTCAGAAAATGATAGCGTAAAAATGCCAAGAATTAGAACTATAGTACCGGAATTTTGGGAAGATGAAAGGTTTTCGAACGTATCTCTTCCGGCTTGTCTGCTTTATATAGGCATGAAAAACTTTGCTGATGATAGCGGTGTCATTTTAGCTAATGAGACTATCATTAAGTCGAAAGTCTTTCCTGCCCGCGAAGATATTCGTAAGCAGCAGGTTTCTGGATGGCTGCAAGAGCTGATTGAAAACTCTATCCTTGTACCTTTTACATTCGAGAACAAAAGCTACTACGTGATGGACTTTTCCAGTGAGCGCATCGACAAACCGCAAAAGTCGAAAATTCCGGCAGAAGTGATAGAAAACGTTCTTTCGGGCAAAAATAGAAGCAATCCGGGAACATTCGAGAATATTCCCGAACAATCGGGAACAATCGAGAATCCTCCTGCAGGAAAGGAGAGTAAAGGAGAGGATTGGAAAGGAGAGGAGGGTTATACGCGCGTAGGCACGCGCAACCCTGACCCCGAATCGGAGAAACCCAAGAATGAGAATTTTGAAAAGTTCAAGCAATGGATTGCTGCGAATGCTCCTAGTGTGGCTAAACTGAAAGAGCCGTTTACGGAAGAACAATTCGAACGGATAAAGCGAGATTTCCCGCTTCAGTTAATCCAGGACACTCTTGTCTCGATGCACAATTATCGAGAGCTGCTCAAAAAATACGTTAGTGCGAACCTCACGTTCCGCAAGTGGGCGAAGCGTGACTTAGAAAAATATCAAAATGGACAAGCAACAAGCAATACAGCTTCCGGCCAGCATAGACCCGACAACAGGAGTCTTGCCGGCAGAACTAATGCCGAAAACAACAGAGCAAGCCTTGAGCATCTTAGGAGCCTTGCCGATGCCATATTACAAAGCCCTACACCCGAAAACGGTTAATGATGTATTTCAATCTCCGAGTTGTTCCATTGCTGTAATGAACAAAAATTTCGGAGAAATGAAACTTCGGGCATTTATGGTAAACATAATCATTGACTTAGTTATGTTTTTCAATGTCGGAAAGACGATGAAAGATACTCAAGCTGCTCAGACGGCTGATTTGATTATCGAGGAATTTTATTTCTTTAAGCCTGATGATTTCAAGCTATGTTTTAATCGGGCGAAAAAGGGATTGTATGGAAAGGTTTATGATCGGATAGACGGGGCTGTTATCTTAGAATGGCTTGGTCGGTATGAGAAAGAAAGGGGTTCTATGGCCATGGATGATAGTATCAATAATTCCAAAAGCTGGGATATACCGGAAGGCGATAGGACTTCTAGAACATTAGAACAAGCCTATCATGAGTTTAGGAAGTATGATTTTGAACGAAAATATAAGGTGTGAATATTAATTGGAGAAAAATGAAGATTCTAATGAAAATTTAAATCGTATGAGAAATAGCTTACAACAAAAAAATATCCACTCTTTTTCCCTTATTTGTCGAAGCGAGCGCATTACCCTTAAATATTCAGACAAAGGATACTATCAATTATAAAAGTATTACTTTTGCAAAAAGTGAAATGAATGGCAAAATATATTGATATATCAAACTGGAAAACTCAGGTTCATGTCCATACAGGAGGTACCAGAGATAAGTTTATCGCTATCTCTCCTGACGATGACAAGAAGTACTATTTCAAAACATCCATAAACAAAGGATTCAAGAATTACAAATATGAGTTTTGGTCTGAAGTCATAGCCTCCGAATTGGGACGTTCATTAGGGTTCAATGTCTTGATTTATGATGTCGCTTCTTTTAATGATAAAATAGGCTGTTTGTCTAAATCTATTATCGAAGAAGATAAGGAAGAGCACCATGACGGATACCGGTACATTGTACAAAAGTATCCTGATTTTAGTGAAAATTTCAAGAAGGCACATTCTTACCAACGAATAATAGGTGCTTTGAAAAATGTACAACTGGAGAATTTGAAGAGGGATGTGATTGAGATGATCATATTTGACGCAATCATCGGAAATACGGACAGACATTCGGAGAATTGGGCACTTGTCGTAAAGAAATCAGAGTATTTCGAAGTGTTCGACAGGTTTTGCGAACACTATGAGAGGTCCAATTGGATTGTCAAATGGATGGTATTCTGTCGGTTTTTCGTCAAGTTCAAAATGACAATCCAATCGTTGAAGAAAATCATAACCCGGCAAAAGACCACCTTTTCCACTATCTATGATAGCGGTAGCAGCCTAGCCAGGGAATTGTCTGATGAAAAGGTCTGCGAGTTGTTAGCTGACGAACAAAAGATGGATCATTTCATCGGAAAGGGGAAACCTGATATTCGGTGGAATAATGAGAACTTGAATCATATAGAGTTGGTCAATACCATTGCTTTGGATGATTATGAAATAGTGCATCAGGTTTTAGAAAGGGTAAAATTACTTTACAACAAACAAATGTTGCAAGATCTTGTTTTCCACATAGACAAGGATGTGCCGGAAAATTTTTCAGGTCATAAAATACCGGAAGAAAGAAAACGTTTTATAGTTAAATACATTGATTCGCGAATAAGCAAAATACTACATAGTTATGAACAGATGTTTCGATAAAATATACCTTTCGTGGAGAGTCGGGAAAGGTTCACCAAGAATCATGGTAGGCATACTGGAAGAAAAAGATTCCGGTGTGGTATTCCAATATCTGAAAGAGGGTGTGGAGAGGGCCAGGCAATATGGGTTTAGGGGTTATCCGGGGTTGGCGTTAGAACAAATGGTACACGAGAAAAACGTGTTGGACTTGTTCTCCAAACGTATCATCAACTTTGAACGGACCGACACTAAATGGCTGTTGGAGTTTTGGGAGGTGGACCAATCCTTGAAGGAAGATACCCTATATATGTTGGCCATGACGCAAGGGAAAATGCAGACGGACAGCTTCGAGTTCCTGGCCTCTTTTATCCCGGACAATGGATTGTCGTTCGTCACGGATATTGCAGCAATCACACATTACGGGTTCGACCTGGATACCCTGCACGAAGGAGATTACCTTACCTTTAAAACAGAGCCGGACAACCCCAAAGACCCCAAGGCCGTAGAGGTCTATTTTGAAGATAAAAAAATAGGATACATCAAGAAAGGTCATAATGAGGTCTTTTTCGGCACACAGCCTGACCGTTTGACGATGCAAGTAAAAGCTATTACAAATACACCTTCGTTTAAAGAGTTGTATGTGAAAATATCCTCATGAATGATTAGAGGCTTTTATCCCCCCTCTGCCCCAAATCGTAAACAAACCCCAAAAGCCCCGGTTCCCATGAAGTGGATTCCGGGGCTTCTTTTTCCTAACACCCAATCACCCCATCCAACCAAATTTGAATTTGGTTGGGCCCAGGGAAAAACATCGTACGGGTAGGATCCAACTGTCCCCCATTTACAACAATAAACAAAAACAAACAAGACAATTAGATCAATGGATTTAAACAAACTAAAACAGGAGGTCTTCGCTATCGCTCAAGCGCATGGCTGGTACGACACAAATTACGGAAGGTGTTTTTTTCAAAAAATGGGGAACATCTTTCTCTTCTTATATATATTAGTTAAAAATGAGCATAAAGGAACATTCTTGTATTATCTGTAATAAAAGGACTGTATCTGTGATCAAAACAGAAGAAGGACATATATGTTATAATTGCTACTCTGATAAAAAGAACCCTTCAAAACAAAAGCAACATCATGACAACGAAGAAGCTCGGATTCAGTCGGAGTTCTTCAATAAAGTACCTTTGTTTTTTCCGAACTTGCCGGATCGACTTCTTTTTGCAGTCCCGAACGGTGGTAGCCGGCATAAAATAGAAGCGGCTAATATGAAGCGCCAAGGCGTTAAACGAGGTGTAGCAGATGTGATCCTTCAGATACCGAAAAAGGGATATGCTTCTCTTTGTATAGAGTTCAAGACATCGACGGGAAAACAATCTCCCGATCAAAAAGAATACCAACGCCAAGTTGAAATGGCAGGTAGTAAGTATGTGATTGTTCGGAGCGTGGAACAGGCTATCCGGGAACTGCAACTGTATTTGTGTTAATTGATTACCCCTGTTATATTTTAGAATAAAAGTTATGACAGAATTGAAGTATGACCCTCGGAATTATCGCATCCACACAGATAAGAATAAACGGCTTATTAAAAAGAGCCTGGAGGACTGCGGAACGGGTCGTTCTATTCTATTGGATAAGAACGATGTTATTATTGCCGGAAATGGAGTTTATGAGCAGGCTTTGGAACTTGGGTTAAAGGTTCGGGTTGTAGAGTCTGACGGGAATGAACTGATAGCGATCAGGAGAACGGATTTGTCTACAGAAGATGAAAAAAGAAAGCTTTTGGCTTTGGCTGATAACCATACATCGGACACTTCTATGTTCGATTTTGCAGCCGTAGTTGAAGATTTCGACATCGATGAGCTTGGTGATTGGGAGTTGGAGCTTCCATTTGATGATATACCAACTGATGTGGATCGTTTTTTTGAGGGAGCAGATAAGGTGGAGAATAAGAGAAAGACGATGGTTTGCCCTCATTGCGGAAAGGAAATAGAGCTATGATCTTATATCTTGCCGGTTATAAACCTTGTGCCAAACGATGGAACCTTGACACGAAAGATATCTATCTCTTAAGTTCTTTTTGGGAGCATAAATCGGGACATTATGGTGGTTATGTCTGTCAAGAGAAACATATTCTTGATAGCGGTGCGTTTTCAGCCTTTTCCGGAAAGAATAACAGTTTTGATTGGGATGGCTATGTCAAGAAATATGCTGACTTTGTTCTGAAAAATAACATTCAACGCTTCTTTGAGCTGGATATAGATGTTGTTGTAGGGCTGGAGAAGGTCGAGTATTACCGTAAATATTTGGAAGATCGTACAGGGCGGCGGCCTATTCCTGTTTGGCATGCAAGCCGGGGGAAGGATTATTTTATTCGGATGTGTGAAGATTATCCCTATGTTGCGATCGGTACGACCTCTGCGATGGAAGAGGGTAGGCGGATAAGAGGTAATCCCATGATATTAAAATGGTTTATCGATCAAGCTCACTCTGTCGGTACCCGTATTCATGGGCTTGGATTTACAGATACGATATTTCTTCCTTTTTTGAAGTTTGATAGCGTTGATAGTACGACTTGGTTGTCCGGTTCCAGATTTGGGCAGATTTATTTCTTCAATGGCAAGCAAATGATATATCGTAATCCTCCCCAAGGGATGAGGGCTAAGAATCATGATTTATCGAATAGACACAATTTTAATGAGTGGATAAAATTTCAAAGGTATGCGGAACGATACTTATAACAAGAAAGTCCTTCTGTATTCAGGAGGTATGGATAGTTGGTTGATAGACAAACTCTGGAAACCGGATATAAGGCTTTATGTCGATATGAATACCCGTTATTCAAAAGAGGAAATGAAGCGTCTTCCGGATGATACCATCATTGAGAGATTGGATTTATCAAAGTGGGAACGTGAAGATAAGATTATCCCTCTAAGGAATATGTATTTGATCGGTATTGCGACGAACTATGGCGATGAAATCTGTTTGGGAGCGACAGCCGGTGACCGTGTTCTTGATAAATCGCCTGTATTTGCCGAGTTGTATGAGGACTTACTCGGCTATCTCTACCAAAAACAACATTGGACAGAAAAACGAACGATCAAGATAAACTTGGACTATAAAGCATATACCAAGACTGAGTTGTTGAAGCAATATATAGCTCAAGGAGGTAATATTAGTGAAGCGTTTAGTTCATCGTTCAGTTGTTATGCTCCTGTTGATGGGCACGAATGTTGGAACTGTAAACCGTGTTTCCGTAAATTTATTGCTTTTGCGTTGAACGGATATCCGTTTTCCATGGATGTAATCGGCAGGAATATATCTTATATGAAACATGAAATACTTCCTTTGATCGAATCTGGCGAGTATGGCCGGAAACGGGAGGAGGAAGAGATAAGACAGGTATTAACTCTTTATCGATAAAAATCATATGTATACAGTAAGGAAGCGTCTAGAGATATCGGCGTCTCATCGTCTGAGTCTCTCTTATGCGAGTAAGTGTGAGAACTTGCATGGGCATAACTGGATCGTAATCGTTTGGTGCAGGTCTATACAGTTGAATCCAAATGGTATGGTTGTCGACTTTGCCCATGTCAAGCGAATGATCCAGGAGAAACTAGATCATAAGAACTTGAATGAGGTATTATCGTTTAATCCGACAGCGGAAAATATAGCGAAGTGGATCTGTGACCAGATACCTCAATGTTTTAAGGTGATGGTTCAGGAATCAGAGAATAATATAGCGTGGTATGAAGAAGATAAATGAGATTTTTTACAGCATTCAAGGTGAAGGCTACTTTACTGGTACGCCAGCTGTTTTTGTTCGCTTCTCTGGATGTAACTTGAGGTGTCCGTTCTGTGATACGGAACACAAAGAAGGCAAGATGTTAAGTGATGATGAGATTATTGCGGAAATAAGGCGTTATCCGGCTTTGCATGTCGTATTGACAGGCGGAGAGCCTTGTATGCAGGTTACATATGATTTGGTTGATAAGATCAAGGCCACTGGCCGATTTGTTCAGATTGAGACAAATGGAACTTTGGTTCCACCTGTAAATATAGACTGGATTACGTGTTCCCCAAAAGAGGGCGGTAAAACAGTCGTGATCAACCCGAATGAACTGAAGGTAGTCTATACCGGGCAGGATATGTCGCAATATGATAAATATTCAGCGGGAGTATATTATTTGCAGCCTTGTTCCGGCCGGAATACGAAGGAAGTTATTAACTATATTAAAGAGCATCCGAAATGGAAGTTAAGCTTACAAACACACAAGATATTGAATGTGCGATAAGAACGATCCTTTCTTTTATAGGCGAGGATCCTTGTCGGGAGGGCTTGAAGGGAACGCCGGATCGTATCATAAGAATGTGGAGAGAGATTTTTCGTGGATATGATCTGTCACAAGTGCCTAAAATAACGGTCTTCCCAAATGGCGTGGATGGCCTTTCTTGTGATAGTGTTATCGCGGATTCAGGTGGATTTTATTCAATGTGTGAACATCATATGATGCCTTTCTTTGGGAAGTATTGGTTTGCTTATATCCCCAATCCGAAAGGTAAGATACTAGGCATATCGAAAGTTGGTCGTGTCGTTGATTATTGTGCGGCACGGTTACAGGTACAAGAGCGATTGGCAAAGGATATTATTGTGATGATCCAAGAAGCGTTAGGTTCGGAATATCCACCTTTGGCGATGGGTATCGTATTGGAAGGGGAACACTTGTGTAAGTCGATGCGTGGTGTAAAGAAAGAAGGTAAAATGCGTTCTTCTTTCTATTTTGATAATGGAAGTTTACCTGAATTGAGGGCAGAATTGTCCCGGTTCGTTAGTTTTGGTTAATTATGACAGAGAAGAATGAAGTAAAAAAGAAAAGTAGGGGGCGTAAATCTGAATATAGAGAAGAGTATGCGGAACAGGCTCTAAAACTTTGTCTGTTAGGTGCAACGGATAAAGAGATCGCTGAGTTCTTCTCTGTCTCAGAACAAACGTTGAACAGCTGGAAAAAGAAGTTTCCTCAATTTCTTGAGTCCTTAAAAAAGGGAAAGGCTGTGGCGGATGCGAATGTCGCTTCGAGACTTTACAGCCGTGCGATTGGCTACGATGCCAAGGCTACGAAGTTCGCTACCAATGAGGGCCGGATTACGGATAAAGTAGAGTATATCGAGCATTATCCTCCGGATACGACAGCCGCTATTTTTTGGTTGAAGAACCGGCAGCCGGCTAAGTGGCGTGATAAGAAAGAGGTCGAGAACCTTGTTAAGCTGGGTGATGAATTGGAATCGATGTCGGATGAAGAATTAGAAGCAATTATCCGTGGCGAAAAGGAGTAAAAGAGACATATTAATCAGGCAAGCAAAGGCAGCTACCATATTGCGTAAGCGGGAGGCTCGGAATGATTTCTGGGCCTACTGTTTATATCATGACCCCAAGTTCTTCGCTAAGCGTCTGTTCTTGAAGAAGGTGGCTGATGCTTTCACTCGTGTATATGAATCGTATGTGTCGGGTGTTATTCGCCGGTTGGCTGTTTCTATGCCTCCACGTGCGGGAAAATCTTACATCTCGTCTTTGTTCATATCGTGGATGCTCGGCCATTTTCCGGAAGAATCGGTCATGCGTAACTGCTGTTCCGATACGCTGTATAACAAGCTGTCGTATGACACGCGCGATATTGTCCGCTCTTCCCGGTGCAAAGAGATATTCCCGGATGTGCAATTGCGAGGGGATAAGCAGAACGTTCATGGTTGGAGTTTGGACACTGCCCGGCAGGTAAGTTACTTCGGGGCTGGTGTAGGCGGTACGGTAATCGGTTTCGGTGCGTCCATGCTCGCCATGACGGATGACTTGTATAAGAGTTTGGAAGATGCGCTGTCTGATACCAACAATGAAAAGGTCTGGTCGTGGAAGCAGGGAACGCACGATTCCCGTATAGAGGGGAACTGTTGTTCGATCGATATCGGTACCCGCTGGTCTGCCACTGACGTGCTCGGCCGTATGGAGGAGATGGGAAAGTATGACGAGATCATTCGTATCGCTGCCTTGGATGAGAACGACCGTTCTTTTTGTGAGGAGGTACATACGACAGAGTATTATCACGAATTGCGTGAGGAAACGGACGATTCCATTTGGTGTGCCGAGTATATGCAAGATCCAATCGAAGCAATCGGGTTGTTGTTCCCGAAATCGGAGCTTAACCGATTTAAATTGGCTGATATTGAGGGCAAGCAACCGGACGGTGTTATCGGAGCTACCGATGTGGCTGACGAGGGAGACGATGATTTCTGTGCTCCGGTTGCCAAGGTATTCGGTACGAAGTATTTCATTACCGATGTTTTGTTTACGAAGGATAATGTAGAGATTACCGAACCGAAGCTGGTTTCCTTGATCCTTGATACCCGTTGCGACAATATGCGTATCGAGAGTAACAATGGTGGTCGCATATTCGCTCTCAATGTTCGTAAGGCCGTGAAGTCAAAGAACGAGAAATGTATCATTCAGGCGAAACCGACAACAGCCAATAAGGATACACGTATCTTGTTGAAGTCTGGTTGGATTAAGAAGCATTGTTATTTCTTGGAAGAAAGCGAGTATAAGAAAGGTTCGGATTACGACCGGTTTATGAAAGCTTTGACCAGCTATAAAAAAGAGGGTGGTAACAAGCATGATGATGCGCCGGATGGTATGACGATCCTTGCCGAGAATGTAGAGTTTATTGGGTTGTGCAAGGCTAACTCTGTACGTCGGGTAGCAAGAGGACGATAATTGGCAAAATGAAAGTGTTTTTCTGATATTTGTGACACGTGTTAGATAAAATCCCGATATTTTTCTGCCACATACTTGCGTTTTGATATGTGTTCTTGGTTTTTACATTTCAAAGTGAACTTGTCTAGACTGGTCGTATTGACAGCGAAAAACTATTTGCTTTTATATTTTAGCATAAAACAATTATGCCAAGTATAAGCGAAATTCTTGCGAATGAAGATTTTGGGCAGGTAGTCAGTACGTTATGTGTCGATACGATTGAATACCGGGAACCAAGAGAATATTACAGAGAATACCACGGTGAGCGCCGGCGACGTAAAACTTCTGTTGGCTGGCGTGAGCCTAAGCGTTTAGAAGTCTATTCGGATACTTTGGTGGATAAAAATGGTGAACCAGTACGCCTTCCTGATAAGATCGTAGATGTGGCCCGTATCGTAACCAACTTTCCGAAGAAGGAGGTGCGTACCTCTGTCGCTTTCCTGTTCGGCGGGCAAATGATGATTACCGGAGCTGATCAAAACGATGGCTTTCAAGAGTTCAAGCGTGTATGGGAACGCCGGTTGAAGATGCAATCCGTCTTGAAGTCATTCGCTCGCAAGGTGCTTTCTGAAAGTAAGGCTGCTCTTGTGTTCTATCCGTATACCTCCAAAGGATTAGACGGCAAATTGATTACGGAGTTAAAAGTAAAAACACTTTCTGTTCCCCGTAATGAAAATACTTTCTCTGAATTTTATCCCCATTTCGACGATAACGATGATATGGATGCCTTTATCCATCGTTACCAAGTGAACTCTAATGGTATGATCCGGAACAGCTGCACGATTTGGATGGCGGATAAGATTATTACGGCTATCGATGAAATGGGTGGCTGGGTGATAAAAGAGGTTCCCAATCTATTTGGGAAAATTCCGGTTGTGTATGCCGATGTATTCCAACCTGAATGGGATGAAGTAGCGTTTCTGATGGATGCTCGTGAAATGCGTATTTCTCGCATGGTGGATACAAATGATTACTATGGTGATCCGATGTTGAAGACATTCGATGTGGCTGACCTGCCGACTAAAGACACTGTCGGCAAAGAATTGTCTTTTACGTCTAAAGTACATCCGGAAACGCAACAATTGTATCATGGCGATGCGGAATACCTTACTTGGAACGGCTCTCAACCATCTGTGGATAAAGAGTTGGAAGAAACCAAATGCGAGCTGTTTTCCGGTACATCCACGCCTGATCTTTCTTTTGATAACTTGAAAGGCATTGGTAACCTGTCCGGTGTTGCCCGTAAATTCATGCTGATGGATGCCACTATCAAGGCGAGTGAGAACATGGAAACATTCGGTCCGGTCGTACAACGTTGTGTGTCGGTCGTGTTGGCCGGGATATGCAATATTACCAACATCAAGTATCGTTCTCAATTGGTGAACAACCTGATCGATGTAGAATTTGGCTCTATCCTTCCGGAAGATTTGGCTGAAACCTTGCAAACACTCTCTGTTGCCAATGGAGGCAAACCGATTAACGCTCAGCGGACGGTTACGGCTCATTCTCCTTTGACGGAAGACTTGGATGAAGAAATGAAGCTGATGGAGGAAGAGGAAGATACAGCAGCGCAACGCAATAATATGATCGGCTTAACAATGGGATATGGAGAATGAAAGAACTATCATTTCATGAGCGACAATTCCTGCAATGTCTGTTCCGGCAACAAGGTAGCATAAAGTATTCGTTTGACGAGTTTGTCCGTAGGATAGGACCTCTTTTGGCTAAATGGTCGGATCATGGAGGTGACCGTGTATGGATAGGCAACGCTACCATAGAGAAGCAAATCGAACGTCTGTTGGATGACCTGCATACGCAGCTCGTAAGCAATATATCCAATACGGTTACCGATGTATGGAATTTAGGCAATAGGAAAGCGGATGAACTGGTAACAGGTTATATCAAGGATATGGCCATATCCAGTACGTTGAAGGATAAGATGTTTTCCAGAAGTGCAGATGCGCTGAATACCCTGTTGAAACGTAAGGATGAATTTGGTAAAACCATATCCTCCCGTGTCTGGGATATAACGGACGGAGCTATGGATAATCTGGAACATTATCTTTCTTCGGGTTTGTCCTCTGGTCGTCCGGCAGCGTTGATCAGCCAAGATATACGGCAATTACTAAACGAACCCAACCGTCGTTTCCGCCGTGTAAGGGACGCGAATGGCAAATTGGTCCCATCCCAGCCGATGAAAGATTATCATCCGGGGCAGGGTGTTTATCGCTCGTCTTATAAAAATGCTCTTCGCTTGGCTGCGACGGAAACAAATAAAGCGTTTCGTACTGCCGACTACGAGCGTTGGCAGAATATGGACTTCGTGACCGGTATAGAGGTGGAACGTTCACCATCGAATCATGGCCTGTGTCCTGTGTGTGATGCAAAGGCGGGGCAATATTCGAAAGATTTCAAGTTTACAGGATGGCATCCGTTTTGTATTTGCATATCTACGCCGATTATGATGGATCATGAGGAGTTCGCGGAATGGTTGCTTAGTGATAGAAAAGTAGAAAAAGATAGTATTTCAATTCAATATTCAAAAGATAGGGCAAAAGAACTACAAAATTGGGCTAAACAGTCTTTGTTAAATAGCTCATTCTCTCATAAAGATTTTCCGATACAAGTTAAAATGACAGGAAAGTCTATTAAAGAGTTCTTGAATCAGCCTCATAAGTTCAAGAAAGAGAAAAACGAATTGATTAAAAATATAGGAGCGGTATTCGCCGGTTCGGATTACAAGGGGTATACCGAATACCACAAGGATAATCCTATGATCAAATATTCTCATGTCTTTGAAATTGACTTGAAAGGTGAGAAAAGTTGGATTATTGTAAGAGAAGATATAACAGGAAAAGCGGTCCTTTATAGTATATCGGATAGTGATAAGGTTTTGACTGGTATAAAAAAGAAGTAGCCCGATAGACCATCACACGTGGAACTACAATCCACGGCTGAATCTATCAGACTACTCTTTTTGCAAAAATATAAATAATCTCCTAATTGTCTAACGATTTAGGAATTTTAATCGTCAAAGTCAAGAATAAGCTGTTTCCCGTTAGCCTTCCATTGCTCAAATGAGTAGTCCACGGTCATATTCATTTGTTTTGTGGCTTTGGCTAGCTTATTTTTGGCTTCATGGAATTCTTTCTTCAAGATCTGAATACGTGCCCAATCCTCAGCCTGTCGTTTCTGTTTCTGGTTGACGAAGCTGGCGTAAGAGGAGAAATGATCATATAATACATCGTAGCACTGCATTTTGTACTTAATGACTGAGGGTCTTGCTTCTTCATCAACACGGTTTGTGTCGATTGAAAATAACCAACCAAAGACATATCGAAGGGGAATACAATACATCTCACGTTCTTTCCCGTCTGCTGCAACCGAGGTCATGATGACCCCGGTTGAATTTAATATTTCATCACGATCAATTCTATTACGTTGAGCTTTGGCATCTATGCCGAGAGCATCACAAATAGGTTTGATAGGAACTAGTTGTCTTGGATCATTACTTGCCATGATAGCCACATTGTTTACTTTTGCAATTTCTTTTGCGTTAAATGATGAATTTTTCATATTTCCGAAGAAAGGCGAGGGCAAAGGGGATTCTGTAGTAAAGTGGCAGTTTACAGAATACACCCGATGCCCTCTAAATTTCCTACTGACGTAACTGCCACGTAACGTCTTTCTGAGATAATATATAAATCAGAAAAACTTTTTCCTGTGGCAGTTGATGACACCTTCTATACTTTCGCTCTTTGCATTTGTAATTTTGCACTTAGCTTCTCTGCTTCCTTTTGCATATTTTCGGAAGCATGTTTGATGTAGTATAGCATTCCTTCGGTTCTTCCTATCTCTCGACCGGAATTGAAAGCGGCTTGCAGTTCTGGAGTGGAGTACTTGCCCATTTCGGAGGGTTGGGCCGTCCTTTTGCCGTTACTATTGTTGGCGGCATTGGATTTGTTGGAATTGATAGACATAATAAATATAATTAAAAAGGTATTTGTGCCTTTCCTGCTGTCTATCACATTCCAACGGATGCTGTGGTTCTATTACGGTTCCACACAGGGGTACACAAATACCTAAATTATTATACAATTAATGTACGGGCATAAAATATGCTCGGTTTTGTTTATGCGAGCGAATTTTACCCGCATCCGTTAGTTAAATATGATAGACACCACAAAGATGAGCACTAATTCTGAATCCCACAAGAAAAAATAGAAATACCTTTGCGTTTTCATCTTGTTGTGCTATTTTTGCGTTATGTGGAAAGAGAAATTAGGAAACTATTTGATTGATGTCTCGAAATATATCTTTACAGGTGTAGTGGTAGCGTCTTTATTCAAGGATATGGAAGATAATAAGTGGCTGATTTATGGCCTAGGCTTTACGTCTTCTATTTTAGCCTTAATAGCAGGATTGGTATTAACGAATAAGAAAAAGGAGGATAAGTAATGGGAGCTATAATTGGATTCGCCGTGATAGGCATACCTTGTGCCGCATTTTTGATCTATTGCCTTACGCCTTCTGGCAAACAATGGCTTAGATCCAATCACATGATTTGACAAGATAGATTCTTATAGGAATAATTGAAATGAAGCCTGCCGGTTGTCCGGTGGGCTTTTTTTATACCCGGAATTTTCTTTCTCTCCCTTATATTTTAAACAGAAAACGCTTATGACAATTTTAGATTTAATCAAGGCGGCATGTAAGACAAAAGGCGTGCCGGAGAAGTATGCGGAACGTATTCAGAAAACGTTCAAGATTGAGAAAGCCGAGGGGATGGAGGCTTTCGTGGACCTGTTCAAGGATAATATTCTTCCGGCAATCCAAGAAGCGGAGAATGAAGCTAAGACTACGGCTGAAACGGCCGCTGTCGCCGCTTATGAAGCTAAGCATGGGTTGAAGGATGGTAAACCGGTAGAAGATCCGGATAAGAACAAGAAAACGGAAGAAGAGCTGTTGAAGGATCTTAGCCCGGAACTGAAAGCTTATCTGGAAAGTATGAGGAAGAGCGTCGATGATATGGCTAAGAAGGTGGGCGATTCCATTACCAACTCGGCAAACGAGGCTAAGAAAGAAACAGTCCGTAAGCAGTTGAAAGATGCTGGTCTTCCGGATAACTGGCTGGGACGTGTGGACTTGGCTTCGGAAACCTCTATCGAGGATCAAATCAAGGCGCTTTCCGAAGAGTTTACCGGAATCCAGCAAAAGGCGATCGATGATGCCGTGGCCCGTGGTGATTACGCTCCCGGTTCCGTGAATCTTCCGGAGCGTTCCGAGGCGGATTGGGCGAAGCTGATGGATCAGGATGCCGACAAGAGTGCGAATAATCCCGGTGTGGTGAACCTGGGTATTGAATAATCCAAGAAAAGTGTAACGTTATGTACAGAAAAAGAGAAAGAGAATTCCAGTATCCTCCCGGAATTGAAAAGATTATTGAGGATGTGATCGGCGGTGGGACGATTGACCGCCGGGATTTGCGGAACGCTTTGTTCAATGGCAAGTCGTTGGACGAGCTTCCTCCGATCGTGATCGTGGTGAAAGATCCGGAAACGGGGCTGTATCATGTATTGAAGACGACGATGGCTTCCGATGCTGGCAATGAAACTACTTATAAGGTGTCCAAGAATCATCTGTTTGGTGTGGGGGACTTCGTGACGATTGGTGGAGCTTTGACAGGCGCGTCCGATAAGATCACGGCTATTGATAAGAGTAATGCGGAGTTTGATACGATCACGTTGGAAGCGACTATCGGTGCTGCCGCAAAAGGTCAGGTATTGGTTCAGGCTAAAGACAAACAGGCTGCGAAAGCCGCCAAGTTGCCTTATGATGGCGAATTGGTTGTCACGATGAATAAAGTCGACTTGACTGTAGCCAACCAGCAGTCCGGGTTACTGGTAAGAGGTACGGTAAACGAATCCTGTATGCCGTTCCCGGTAGATAAGGACTTGAAGGCATTAATGTCGTTTATCCGTTTTGTGTAATCCATTAAAATCAGATATATGGAAAGAAGTTTAATTAAGCAAGTGAATAAAAAGAACATGGCGGCCCGTTTGAATACCCGTCATGTGAAACCGGTTGTCTTCCCGAACTTCTTCGGGGTGAAAAGAAAGACCTCGTTGAAGTGGGAGACTCTGACCGGTGAGAAAGGCGCTCCGGTAATGGCAGACGTGATCTCTTTCGACGCTTCCGCACCGCAGAAGACCCGTGAGGTGATCAGCAAGCTGTCCGGCGATATCCCGAAGACAGCCGTCAAGCGTGGCATGAACGAGAGCGATTACAACGAGTATAAGCAATTGGAACGTGACGCGCAAGGTGACGCGGACCAGTTGGCATTGTTGAATCTGGCTTTCAAGGATCAGGATTTCGTGTATAACTCCGTTCGTGCCCGTTTCGAATGGTGGTGTATGCAGCTCATGAGCCGTGCGGGTTTCCATTTGTCGGCAAAGAACAATGGCGGTGTCGTTACGGCTGAGTTTGTCGGTTGCGGTATGCCGAAGAAGAACCAGCGTAAATCTACTACGGACTGGAGTAACGCTACAACGGCCAATGGATTGCAGGATATTGAGGATACGGTTGTGGCCGCTTCTGCCGAAGGGGTGACGATCCGTTACGTTGTAATGCATGTGGCTGATTTCTCTTTGCTAAAGAAACAGAAATCCACGTTCGACACGTTAAAGGCATGGGTTAATTCGTCCTCCAAGATATTGGTGACAAAGAATCTCATCAACGAGTATCTGGCCGAGCAGGAGATCCCGGTGAAGATCATTACCGTGAACCCGGCTGTCCGTATCGAGGATAGTGCCCATCGTCGTAAGACGATCAATCCTTGGGAGCGTAAGCGTGTATGCTTCTTGGAGGATTTGAAGGTGGGTGACATTCAGCATGGGCCGATCGCCGCCGAGTCTTCCGCTACCTTGCAGAAAATCGCTCTCATGGTTAAGCAGGATTGGATCTTGGTAACCAAATGGTCTGAGCTGGAACCGTTCAAGGAATGGACGAAAGCGGAAGCGAACGCTATTCCTGTCGTGAATGATCCGGATGCCATGTTCATCATGAAAGTGGATGGGAAGGATTGGAACGCTTCCGAGGATACCGAGGGTACGGATGATATCCCGGCGACATTCTTGGGTGAAACCATCGAACCGGAGGATCAAACGATTCAGGATACTGAAAACGGAGAATAACAATCATGGCTAAGACGATTCGAGATACGATACTCGCTTATCCCGGTCTCACTGACTGTGAAGATTTTTTGGATAACGTCGTTTTGCCGGGACGCGGTTTTGAAGGTACAGAAGATAGTAAGACGATCGATATCCAAAAACAAAAGCTGGTGGCCGCCGACCTTTATTCCATGGTCGGCGGTCTGCCGGATTTCACGGAAAACAAGCTCTCTATCACGTATCCCCGTGCATGGTATGACGCTACGGCGAAACGACTATACCGGGAGGGAGGAGAACCGGAGAAAGCGGAATTGATAGGCAATAAGATCGAGGTACCCAAAGGAAGGGCGAGAAACAGATGGTAAAGCGATATTCACATACTGCGATAGTGACGATTCAATCCTGTCAATTGGTCAAAGGGGAATGGGTTGCCGGTAAACCGACGGAAATAGAGGTCACTGGGCAATACTACCCGTCCAATAGTGGACAGCAGTTGAAGCGGAACGTCGATGGAAGAGAGTTCATCGTGCATGGTGAGTTTTCGACCAAAGCCCGTCCTGTGGAAAACGCGAAGCATATCCGGATTGATAGTATCGCTCTCGATGTGGATATCATTAGCTGGGAACCGTTTCAGACTCACTCTGTAATCTATGTGTAGCTTATGGCAAGGAAAGGTGGTTTGACTCCAATGTGGAGTGATAGGGAAGTAGGGCGTTGGTTCGATTACTATGTGGATCGGGCGGAAGAGCGGATATACAAGTTATTGCAACGTGCCGGGGAAGAGTTCGTGAAGATCGCTCGAAAAAAAGGGAACTATCAGAATCATACCGGCAATCTTCGTAGTTCAATCGGCTATGTGATCATTAAGGATGGCGATATATTGACCGAGAACTACGAGTTGTCAGATGAGAAAGGTACCGATAAACATACGGGATTGAGAGAGGCTAAAAGGCTCGTATCAGAATTACTACCCCTTTATAAGAATGGCTGGGTATTGATTGGTGTAGCCGCTATGCCTTATGCAAAGTATGTGGAAGCAATCGAAAATCTGGATGTTATCTCCGTTGCCACGGAACATGCCGAGGATTGGATCAAGAAACAGAGTCGAACGTTATTTGATAAACTCGCTGAGAAAGGATATTGAACATGGCAGATCAGTTTGATATAGTGGATATCGTATATAATGCGGTTGAGCCGGCGAGTACGGGCTTTATCCTGTATAAGGATCAATCCGGCGATGGCGAGAAAAGAAATCATATCACGATCCGCTCTCTGGCCTTGAATGGGAAAGATTATGTCAACAAGGGATCGATAAATATCAATATCTTCGTCAAGAGACCCTCGAAAGGCGTATCGGATCGACAGTTGATGATAGAGACCGTACGAGGCGTGAGGTTCGTGTTGCGGGATATCAAGCCGCCGTTGGGGATGTATTGGAAATCTCGGATCGTCTGGTCTGAGCCTATGGGCGAGGCCAAGGATGGCTTCGATTGTACGAATATTAGATTAGAGGTTATAACAGAATTAGATTAGTGATATGGAAAGAAGTTTAGCGCTGGATGTGGCGTATTTAGGAGTTGCGGAACCCGGGGATGGCGTGGCCGGTACCGAGTTCACCCAATGCGTTGACGTGGATACGGTGACGTTCAATTTCTCGGACGCCAAGGAGCTTAGTTTTACGTCCATGGGACATGAGGATCCTTGGGCGGTGGTGAGTCGGAAAGGAGATCCTTCCAGTATAGAGTTCACTATCCCTTCTCCCACGAGCGACGAGATGAAAATGTTTTGCGGGGGAACCGTTTCCGGTGATAAATGGGAGGCTCCCTTGTCTACGCCCTCGATATTGAAGACGATCAGGCTACAGAGCCTACCGTACCAAGGTAAGTTCACGGAATATGTCTTTGTCAAGTGCTCTGTGTTCGGGAAGATCAGCCAAGCCCCGGATAAGGAGAATTGCGATCTCTTATTGGTAAAGGCCACGATCATGACACCGGTATCTGCGGCTGGCAAACAAGCGTCCCCGTATAGCAGGGCGGTGAAGGCCGTATCGGAAGACACGGAATGATGTTTTTTGTTTAGGTTGTCTAGAGCCTCGGTTTTTGCCGGGGCTCTTATATTTTAGAGGAAAATCATGAGCGTAAAGCGAGCACTACAGATTGAGAGCGACGTGGTGACAAGTCGGTCAGTCGTGATTCCTTTCGAGTTCAAGCCGGAGACGATCCCGGCGGGTAAGAACGTTGGTGATAGTATCGTTATCACCCCGATCACGGTAAGGACCGGGTTTAGGATACGGCCGTTACTCTTGCGGATTGACAAGGCGGACAAGGATGCTATCGTGGCTCATAAGGATGTTACGTTTGATAGTGTACTGTCGGAGTTGATGGCGAAATATGACGAGTTGATCTTTGAGATCGTATGTTTGGGTATCCATAACAAGAAAGGGGACATGCCCGCTTGGTTCCGGGAGGTACTGAAGGATAATTGTACATGGGAAGACCTGTATATCCTTTTGAACGCTATTCTCTTTCGTCTGGGTTGTAACCCTTTTTCTCGTACTATCATAGCTTTGGAAGCTGTGAGCCCGTTAAGCGAAGAGGAGATAATAGCCCTTCAAGAAAACAACGAGACTTGGGTAGGTCGGAGCCGGTGACGCAAAGTAGCTTCATGTTCCTTGTGCTATGTAACGAGGCGTTCGGGTATACGCATGAGCGGACATTGGACAGCGATCTGGCGCTTGTCATGTCCATGTTACGGGAACATGGTTACTTGGTGAACGACCGGAACAAATCACTGCTCGTGGACGATGATGAATCCGGGGATAATCATGGCGAGTGGGTCGAGGTAATCGATTTCGATACGGGAAAAAAGAAAAGGGTTCGAAGAATGAGCCCGGTATGATATATATTATTTTGCGTAGAGAACGTTTGTCATAGTGATTTTGGTTGTAAAAAAACCGACGAACCGTGAGGCTGGTCGGTTTTTGTTTTCTGTAAATGTGTCAAGATCTTCAGAGTGTCTGCTTGATAACCAGAGCGGTGTCTTCTAGCGAAAAGTAATTGGGTAACGCTCCGGATGGATTATGCTGTCAATCTCAAGATCCACATCAATTGCGTCCCAACGCAACGAATCCTCGTCCGGCATGGTCACGTCCAATACATCCGATACTTTTGCATTTCTGAACCAAGGGTATCTGTCATACGATAGATAATATTCCTTCCCTCCTACGAAAAGGAGGATACCGCGTGCATTAATCATTGTTACTTCCGCAGGGGTTGTTCCATTCATTTTTTTATTATATCGAGGCCGGACAAGCTGCATGAGAATATTCGTTGGTATCTATAAGATGGATATTCAAAACATCTTCAATATCAAAAAGAGTGCTGGTTGTAAAGTTGTGGTCTCCTCTTAACCATTTGGATATCTCAGAGGGACGTTTACACATTTTCTCGGCAAATTCCTTTTGGGATAGACCTTTCCTTTTGATACCTTCTGCAATTTTTACAGCAAGCATCATACGTCTTTCCATGTTCTTAGCTCTTTTCTTATCTATATTGCTAAGTACAGTGTCTAAAATAGATGTGTTATTCATATTTATTCCTCCTTCAATTTTAAATTACCTAAGAAAAATCCATTATCGTCGAGATGTATATCTTTGTTTTTAATAGCTTTTGATATGATTTTGGATATTTGAATCACCATTTCAGCTTCTTTTTTTAAGGCGGGACTTTCTTGATAAGCTCTAATGTTTTTGGGTTTGTATCCTCCACCTCCAACAATGATAGCAACGTTAGCAAATCGAATACAATAGATTCTTAATTTTTTGTCAGGACTATCAAATAGAGCGCAAACACCATCTCCCGGTTTCCCTTCATTTAGCTTGAAAAAGTGTTCGGCTGCCCCCGTTTTTGTAGCCATAATTTTCAACTTAGATACGATATCTTCTATTTCGGTTGGATATCCAGAATAGTTGTTCTGAAGAAATTGTTCAAAAACGCTCTGATCCTCTTGATTGAGAATGACAGAATATATTTGAGTCTTCTTTCCTGACAGTTGCTTTATTTTGACAATCTCAAGTTCCACGATGAATTTTTTCTTTTTACAAAAGAACGAAGAAAAAGTGACAAGACAAAAGAAAATGTTGAAAAAGATAACTTATAAGTGAATTTTTAACGGTTGACAGTCTCACATGAAAGGCTATCCTATATTTTACCATAAACGCATTATGGGAATCAGAAATAGGGATGGAGCCTTATTTATGGCTACTGGTCTTGATAACTCCGGCATGTACGAGGGAACACGGGAAGCGATGGGAATTATCAAGACCTTGGCCGGTGAGATCACGTCTTTTGACGTATTCGGTGGTATCGGTATCAGTGCGGCGACGGCGTTCGCCAAGGCCGCAAAGAGCTCATACGACTTCGAGAAGGAGTTCCGGAAGAACATGCTGGAAGTAGCGACCATTTCCACGCAGGTAACGGATGATATGACCGGTTTCATGAATCAGGTTATGTCCATAACCCAAGAGATACCGATCAAGGCTCCGGAGGCCGCCAAGGCGTTATATAGCATTGTCTCCGCCGGACATGACGGGGCGGATGGTATGAAGATCCTAGAAGTTTCGGCTAAAGCTGCCGTGGGAGGACTTACGGAAACCGAGACGGCAGCCGATGCCATTACAACGATCCTGAATGCTTATAAGATGTCTGCGGAGGAAGCCGGTACGGTCTCGGACCAGCTTTTTACAACCGTCCGGTTGGGTAAGACTACATTTGGCGAATTGGGAGCCTCTATAGCCCAAGTTGCTCCTATTGCGGCTGCGTATGGGATTAGTATCGACCAAGTGTTGGGTGCTGTCGCTTCATTGACCAAGCAAGGAACGCCGACGGCGCAGGCTATGACACAGATCCGTGCCGCTATCCAAGGAACCGCCGGAGAACTTGGAGACGCCGCTTTCCAAGGTCGTACTTTCCAAGAGGCATTACAATTGATTTATGAGAAGGCTGGTGGTTCCGCTTCCAAGATGAAGGAAATGCTTGGCACGGATGAAGGCCTGGCCGCTACACTGGCTTTGACTGGAAAGAATGCAAAGGCGGCAGCAAATGATTTGGGAGAGTTGCAGGGCTCCTTGGGTGCGACAGAGGCTGCGTTTGAGAAGATGGCTGACGCCGCCGATAATCAGCTCACGTTGTTGGCGAATAATGTACAGGCTTATTTGCGCCCAATGGGAGAGAGGATATTGAAAGAGGTGTCAGATATCGCCAAGGCGTTTAATGAGGCTTTTGAGAACAATGATATCGAGGGGACAATATCGAGGGTTGAGGCATTGGTGAAAAATGCGGCGGGAGCGTTTCTTTCTTATAAAACAGCTATTTTGTTGGTTCAAGTGGCGCAACGATCTTATATCAAGACATCAGCTTTGAGCAGACTGGCGACGATTCAGCATACGACCGCAACCGCGCTGCTTACAGGTGCTTTGAAAAAACAGGCTGTCGCAATGTTGGCCGCCGGAAAAGCTGCCCTTGCGAATCCGTATGTCTTGGCCGTGGCGGGTGTTACGGCCCTTGGGTATGCGATCTTCAAGCTCGCGACACAGGCGACGGCATCAGAGAAGGCGTTGGATTCCCATAACAAGAGGGTCGCAGAGATGAAGGACTGGATAGAAGGCATGAGATCTCAAACGGATGAACTATTGAATGCTTTACGCGACGATAACAAGTCCATGTTACAGAAAGTGGAGGCATACGAGAAATTACAAGCCCTCTATCCGGATGAACTGAAAAATCTATCCTTGCAAAAGTTTATGTTGATGGATATGACGGAGGCTAATAAGATGCTTTCTAAATCGATAGATGAGCGAACCATGGCCCAACAGCGCGCTACCGTAAACTCCATAGAGGATGAAATTGCAAAAAATAACCATCGAATCTCCCAGCTAGACAAGAAAAGTTGGATTGATACCAGCTTTTCGGAGGCATTTGAGTTACGTCGTTTACGAAAACGGAACGAGCAGTTGAAGATTGAGCATGATAAAGCGGTTGAGATAGTCGTACAAGGATTGAAGGCTCGTACGAAGGCGGAGGCGTTAGCTAGTAGCCAACAAGAGGAGGAAAAGGTGAAAATAGCTACACCTATTGATAAAAAGGAACTAGAAAAGCGAAAAAAACTTCAAGACGAACTCCTATCCCTCCGCCGGCAGAACCAGCAATCCGAGATCGACCTAATGAAAGAAGGTTCCGCAAAGAAGATCGCCCAGATAAACCTAGACTATGACAATGAGATCGCCGCCATACTTACCAAGGAAAAAGAGTGGAAAGACGCTCAAGGCGGCAAACTGACTAAAGAACAGACCGTGGAGATTCATACAGCCTTGGTGAACTCATATGTCAAACGGGAGCGATCGACCTCTAGTGTGAATAAGGAACAACTGGAGGAAGAGAAACGTGCCATGAACGAGTACCTGAAAGAATATGGCTCATATTTTGAAAAGCGTCAGGCTATCACGGAACTTTATAACGAGAAGATGGACAAGGCCACTACCGAGGGTGAGAAGCTGTCCCTTGGTGAAGAGATGAAGAAAGAGCTGGCTGCCGTCGATGACGAGGCCCAGAAGAAAACGTCCATCATCACGAAGCTATTCTCCGACATGAGCAAGAGGACGGTGGTCGATATACGGTCTATCTCCAAGGAGGCGCAGGCCATGCTTGATTATATCAATGAGGGCGAGTTCAAGACCGGTTCCGACGGAAAAGGCTTGTTCGGCCTGACCAAGGAGCAATTTGATATCCTTTCCAAGTCCCCGGAGAAGTTACAGGCCATAAAGGACGAGATCGCCAACGTCAATAAGGAGGCCGATCAGATGGACACGTCTTTCAACAAGGTATCGAACGGCCTTAAAAAGGTGTTCTCAGCTGGGGATGATACAAAGAGACTAAAAGAAGGCTTAGCTGAGATAGATGCCGGCATGAGTGATATCATGCAAGCCGGACAGTTCCTCTCCGACACGTTCTCCAAGTTAGGTGACGCTTTCGGTAGTGACCTTATGTCCGGTATTGCCGAAGGCTTGAATGTGGCCATGGACGCGGTCAATTCCGCCATGGACGGGGCGAAAGCCGGCGCGATGTTCGGGCCGATCGGTGCGTCCGCCGGTGCCGCTATCGGGGTGGTCACATCCCTTGCCTCCTCTATCGCCAAGATCCATGACAAGAAGAACGAGAGTCGTATCCAGCGTTTGCAGGATCAGATCGATACGTTGGACAAGTCGTACGACAAGCTGGGCAGGTCCATCGAGAAAGCCTATTCCAAGGATGCCTCCAAGCTTATCGACCAGCAGAATAAGCTATTGGAACAGCAAAAAGTGCTTATCCAAAACCAGATCAAGGAGGAGGAGGACAAGAAGAAAACCGACAATGACCGTATCAAGGAGTGGCGGGACCAGATAGACGAGATCAATAATACCATAGCGGATAACAAGGAGGCCGGCAAGGACGCCATTTTCGGTAGTGACATAAAATCTGCGATCGACGATTTCGCCAACGCTTACGCCGAGGCATGGTCAGCTGGGGAAGACAAGGCCCAATCAGCTAAGGATCTCGTGAGGAAGATGATAAGGAACATGGTCACGGAGTCGATCAAGGCCGCCGCGTCCGATCCCATGAAAGAGATCCGGGAGAAGCTGCTCGAGTTCTGGTCCGACGATTATATCAGCGACTGGGAACAGGATTATCTGGATCGGAAGGCGCAGGAGCTGGCCGACGACCTCGACCGTAAGTTTGGTTGGGCCGACAAATATTTCAATACCGGTAACGCGGTAGAGGAGGACGACGGGCGTACGGCCTCGTCCAAGGGCGTTGGTTCCATCTCCCATGACTCCGCGGACGTCATAGACGGTAAGATGTCCACCCAGCTTATATTTTTAGATAGGACGTTGGTGCAAGTGACGGGTATAGCCGACCAGATGCGCTTCATCTACGACCTCCAGACAAGGGGCTGGAAGAACGTGGAGGCGATCAAGGACCTGTCCGGGAAGGTGTCGGAGAACACGGCCAAGGTAGCTGAGATCTCCGGACGTATAGAGGCTCTATCCGAAAAGATAGAGGCGAATACCAAGTCGGCGGCCTCCGGTATAAAGACTATTAACGACAAGGGTATATTAATGAGATCAAGATAATGATGGAGACGGTTAACGACATAATCAAATCGGCCCTCTCGCTCGGGGCATGCAGTGGTTCTAACGGGGTGACGGACTGGAGAAGCCTCGTGTGGCTGTTCTTCAGCCCGCAGGGGCGTGAGTTTTGCGCGGAGAATGATTTCCCGTCGCTAGACATGTTCCGTGGCATGGCCGGTCACGTGATAGCCTACGGGGTGTACGTTGACTCCGGCCACGTGGACGTAACCAATCCCGGCAATATCGCCGTGATAGGTGATACGGATGCGGTGATAACGATAGACGATAACGAGCGTGTTCACAAGGTGATCCTCATGCACGGCGGCAAGGCTAGGGTCGTGGCGAGTGACTACGCCGTGATCCTGCTGGTGAATATCGGAGGAGAGGTTGAGATAAATAAGGATAATACCGTGGTGATATTATGAGGGGTGAGTTATACATAGACGGCAAGGACGCCTACACCGATTTCGGCGTATGGATCACGGAGGGAGGTTACGACGGCCTTCTCCCGTTCCCCGAGCTGGTGGAACCGGATAGGAACGACTGGCCGGACGAGGACGGCATAGAGCCGGACTTGGAAAAGCCCACCTTGAAACCACGGGAGCTCAACATCACGTTCGTCCGCAGCGTGGACGGAAGATCCGCCGGCGCTCTCATCGAGCACCTATCGAAGTCCGGGTATCACCTCTTCCGTATCCCCTCGCTGGGCAGGGAATGGAGCTTGCGACTCATCCAGAGCCCGGCATATGAGGATTGGGACACGTTGGAGGCCTTCACGATCCGGTTCGCCGAGGACCGGCCCGTAAGACCCTCGTCCGTGGCAATCCCGGAGGGTGGAGGCCGGTACGTCCCACTCTCCGAGTACGAGCTGGACGGCGTGTCACTGGAAAGATACGGCGTGATGGTGACGGAGGGCCGGGACGAGATCATGAGATCCCCGACCGTGAAGACTAACCTGTCCCGTACGGTACTGGACGTTGACGGTAGGATATATGATACGGAAAACGTGGTTTTCAATAGCAAGGAGGTCACGCTTAAATGCTGTTTGATCGCCGATTCAACGGCAGTTTTCTGGTGTTGCTACGATGCCCTGTTCCACGCCTTGGTCCAGCCGGGCGAGCGTTCGCTGTACGTGGATTACAACATCGAGGAATACCCCTGCTACTACAAGAGGACGTCCGGCTGGAAACTGGAGAGCCTCCGGGGGCGTGTGGTGGTGACATTCAACCTCACGCTGGAGTTCACGGTGTTCCGTCTTGGCGGGACGGACTACCTGCTGGCCACGGAGGATGGTGACCTTATCGTCACCGAGGATGGAGAGTATTACATAGACCTGGGAACATATGAGAACTAAGAAAAAGAAAATATCGGAGCTCACGCTGGCTGACAGCCTCACCGGCCTGTACACGATAGGTTGCAAGGTTATAAACGGTATGCAAACCAGCGTGAAAGTGAGCCTCGAGATGATCCAGAAGGCTTACGGGGACATGCTTACGGAGATAAGGAACGCCCGTGACGCTACCAAGGCGGCTGATACGGCGGCCGCGTCCGCTAATACGGCCGCCGGTCGCGCGGAGACCGCCGCCGAAACGGCCCAGACGACCAATCTGGTTATTACCAAGGCGGAAACCGGGCGTGTTAAAGCCGAGCAGGGGCGTGTCGAGGCGGAGAACGTGAGAGCTATCGTGGAAACCGAGCGATCGGACGCGGAAAAGGTACGTAAAGAGGCCGAGGAGGCCCGTATCGTGGAAGAGGCCTTGCGAAAAAAGGCGGAATCGATTAGACAAGAGAATGAGAGCGTACGCCAAGATCAGGAAGAGGCACGGGAAGAGGGTACGGCAGAGGCCATATTGAACGTGGAAAAAGCCACCGGCAGGCTGAACGCGCTCTCCGATCATCGTGACGAGATAAGGGACGGCTACTGGTGGCGCTGGGACGAGGAGACCGGGGAATGGTACAATACCGGGGAGAAGGCGAGAGGTGACGTGATGTACGCCACGTTCGATGTCGATCCCGCCACGGGCGAGCTGTCGATGTACACGGACCCGGGGTATGCCGGGGCCAATTTCGAGGTGGACGAGAACGGTTTTTTATCGGTAATCATATAATATGAGGCATATGGCAAAGACAACACTAGGAAAAGTGAGTATATCGCCAAGAGGCGCGTGGAGACAGGACACGGCATATGACCGTCTGGACATGGTGACTTTCGCCGGGGGGAGTTTCGTCTCCCTCGTGGACGGCAACACGGCGTTATTGACCGACGCCACCAGATGGATGGTGGTGGCGTCGAAAGGCGACAAGGGTGACCCGTTCACGTACGGGGATTTCACCCCGGAACAACTGGCGGCTCTCAAGGGTGACAAGGGAGACCCGTTCCGCTACGAGGATTTCACGGCGGAGCAACTGGACGGGATCAAGAGGCCGGCCATGGAGGCGGCCGCCGATGCTACCGGGGCGGCGGCGGAAGCCCGGAACGTGCCCAAGATCCATGACGGGACATGGTGGGTATGGGACCCCACGGCCAAGGATTACTCCGACACGGGTTTCCCGGCGACCGGGAGAAGCCCCAAGATCGAGGGTGGCACGTGGTGGGTGTGGGATGACTCACGGGGTGACTACAAGAACACGAGCGTGGCCGTCAACTCCACGTACGAGCTTACGAGGGAGAAGGTGGAGAACGTCCTGACGGGCGATGTCGGCAGCCACAACCACGCCGCCCAGCTGGCGGAGGCGTTGTCCGGCTACGTCAAGGCCGTCGCGGGGAAACAGCTGTCGACGGAGGATTTCACCACCGGGCTCAAGACAAAGCTGGAGAGTCTCTCTGATTTTGACGACACGGCGTTGCGGGGGGCCATAGCCTCCATCAACCAACGTATGGACACGTTGCTGGACGGCTCCGCCTCGTCCGCCATCGACACGTTCCATGAGATCGAGGCCTTCCTGTCCGGGATAACGGATACCGATAGCCTCACGGGGCTGATGGCGGATCTCAGGACGGAGATAACGGCGTTGATCCCCGCCAAGACGTCGCAATTGACGAATGATGACAGTACGGTCAAGGACGCCAAGTACGTCCACACGGACAATAACTACACCACCGCGGATAAGAACAAGCTGGCGGGGGTGGCCGCGAACGCCAACAACTACTCGCTCCCGCGAGCGACGGCCGGGGCGTTGGGCGGGGTACGTACCGGTTATGGCCCCACGGGCAAGAACTACGCCGTGCAGCTTGACGCCGACGGCAGGATGTTCGTGGCCGTCCCCTGGAGCGACACCTCGTATACCCTGCCCAATGCCGGGGACTCCACGCTGGGCGGTATCAAGACTGGTTACGCCAACTCTGGCAAGAACTACAAGGTGCAGGTGGACTCCCTTGGTAACGCCTTCGTGAGCGTGCCATGGGAGAACACGAACACGACTTACGGGTTGGCCAGCACCGCCGCCAACGGCCTGCTGCGCCAACTCCCCGGGAACACGACCACGTTCATGCGGGGTGACGGCACGTGGGCCACCCCGCCTAATACCGTCTATGCCCATCCGACGACGGCGGGCAACAAGCATATCCCGGCGGGCGGGGCCGCGGGACAGATCCTTCGGTGGTCGGCCGATGGCACCGCCGTGTGGGGAAGCGACAACAACACGACGTATGGCGTGTTCAAGGCGGCCACGGCGAGTGCCGCCGGGGGTACGGGCCTTGTCCCCGCTCCGGCCGCCGGGGCGCAAGGCAAGTACCTCCGGGCCGACGGCACGTGGCAAACCCCTCCGGACACGAGATACACGCATCCAACGGGTGCGGGGAACAACCATATCCCTGCGGGTGGGGCGGCAGGACAGGTACTTCGCTGGTCCGCTGCCGGCGTGGCGGTCTGGGGAGCCGATAACAATACCACGTATAGTGTCGTAGGGGCAAACGGCAGCACGGGCCTTGTCAAGAACGGGTCCGCTGTCACCAGCGCTTCCGGGTATACGGCTTGCCCGATAGTGGGAGGCGTTCCTTACTACAAGGACACGAACACCACCTATGGCGTGGCTACCACCTCCAAGAATGGACTGATGAGTTCTATGGATAAGGCTAAGCTTGACAAGACGAGGCCTATCACTATATCCACTTCGGCTCCATCCGGAGGTAATGACGGTGACATATGGATACAATACTCTTGAGATATGCAGATAGACAAGATACAAACGAGGATAAATGGGGCATGGAGGGAATCTAACCTATCCCATGTGAAGGTAGATGGTGTATGGAAGCCGGTGAGCGCCGTTTACGCAAGAGTGAACGGTGTCTGGATCACCAAGTCCTCCAATCCTAGGATAGGTGATTTCGTGTACTCGGACAAGAGCTTCTCATCCGCTTATAATTCGTCCAAGGATTGCGTGGGAATCGTGTTCCTTATCGATCCCGCTAATTCCGCCATCCCATATAGGATCGTGTCGTTGACCGATTCGGTGGTCCCGCAGAGCGGTAATCATCAAGACATTCTGGGTAACGGAATCTTGAAATACGTATCTATATGGGGAAAGGACGAGCTTCTCCCGATGATGCCATCATACGATGGTGAGTCTCAAGCCTTATCCGACATGTACGGGATGAATAACTTGTTAGCGTTAGCGGCCAACTCTAAAATCTTGGCTTATACCCCCAATTGGAATAATCCGGACCAATATCCAGCACATAATTTCTGTGCTTTCACGAAAGGTCAAGAGATCGGTTCTCCATTAAATGGCTGGTGGTTGCCGTCCTTGGGGGAACTTGCCTCCTTAGGGGATAATATTGATTTGATAAACGGCAGGATAACCCAAGCTGGCGGGGATGCCATCAAGGGGTTATATCTTAGCTCGACCCAAAAGGGCCAATACGAGGCTTGGGCGTACGCTATATTGCCAGACGGAAACACCGCTATTGAATGGTATAAGGCTGATCCTGCAGGAGTTAGGTCGGTTACGGGTTTTTCTTTGTGAATAAAAACATAAGTTCATGAGATACTTGATTTTGATCTTTATAATGATCCTTTGTTCCTCTTGCGGGAATGATATCCCCTGTGGGGATGCCATGACAAAGGCGATCGGCTCCCCGGATTCCATACCGGATCCGGAAGGTGGGGCGTCTATCACGATCACGATAGATACCACGTGGAATGAGCATGTCGTGACGGTATACTTACCAAGGAATTAGAAACGTTTTTTAATATTAATCGAATGAGAATCTACGACAATACGGGCGAGGTCTTGCTTGATATCCCGGTGGACGATGACAGCTATCGTTACCGGGCGATAGCGCAAGTGAAGAAGGTGGAGTTGCGTTATTCCCTAGTGGATCACGTGGAGCTGCCCACCGGGGCGTATATCGAGTACCAGGGGGAAAGGTACACGCTGTGGTATCCCTCCGATTTCAAGAAGGAGGGCACGAGGGTCTTCGACTATACCGTCACCTTCGGCGGCAACGAGGAGATCCTGAAAAAATATAAGTACAAGCTGTTGTCCGACAAGCCGTACAAGCTCAAGTTCGTCATGACGGCCACGCCGAGGATGTTCATGGAGCTGCTGGTGGACAACTTGAATCTTTATGATTCCGGCTGGACGGTCGGTACGGTGATCGAGGCCCCGGAGAAACTGTTGTCGTTCAACCATGAGAAATGCTGGGCGGTCTTGGGGCGCTTTGCGCAAGAGTTCGACACGGAGCTGGAGATCGTCGGAAAGACAGTTCACTTGCGCAAGGTGGAGTACTTCAAGGACGCACCGGTCGCTCTCAGCTATGGCAAGGGAAACGGTTTCCTTCCGGGTGTCGGTCGTGCGAACCAAGGCGACAACCTCCCCGTGGAGATATTGTACGTGCAAGGCGGCGAGCGGAATATCGATTACTCGGCCTATGGCAGCCAGACATTGTTGTTACCCAAGTCACAGGAGCTGGAGTACCAAGGCCGACGGTACAAGACGGACAAGGACGGGATGTACATTACCCGTGCGGACAGGCTCCTTTCTTCCTATAACGAGGACAGCTATGACGCCAGCGATATCTATCCCTCCCGTGTCGGCACGGTGAGCGAGGCCGATACGGAGCCGGGCAAGGACACGGACGGGAACGATGTCACGTTCTATAATTTCTACGACTCTTCCATCCCGGTGAGCCTCGATTTCGGAGATTGCCTGATCGCCGGCCAGACCATGACGGTGATCTTCCAGACAGGCCGTCTGGCGGGTCGTGAGTTCGATGTCAAGTACGTACACGAGGGGCGTAAGTTCGAGATCGTACCGGCTGAGCAGGACGGCATGGATCTTCCCAACTCGTCCCTGTATCCGGAGGTGGGAGACAAGTACGCCGTCTTTAACATATCCCTTCCCACAGCCTACGTATGCGACAACGCCACCAAGACCGGGGCGAGCTGGGACATGTTCCGGGAGGCTGTTCGTTACCTCTACGAGCGTGAGGAGCGGCAATTCACGTTCGGCGGAGAGCTGGACGGCATATGGGCCAAGAAGAATTGGCTGGCGATCGGCGCCAAGCTGGTTCCCGGCGGTTATGTCGATTTCAGCGACCCGCAATTCCAGCCGGACGGCATCCTGATCCGGATCACCGGGGTGAGGGATTACATCAACAGGCCCCACAGCCCGGAGCTTGAGCTATCCAACACACCGGTAGGCGGTTTCCTGTCCGATGAGCTGGGAAAGCTGGAGAGCGAGGAGGTGGCGAACGAGACACGGCACAAGCAGGCCGTATCGTTCACCCTTCGCCGTTGGCGTGATGCGGTGGAGATGCAGGGGATGCTGGAGAAAGCGTTCAAGGATTACGGCAAGGGGCAGGCGATGTCATGGCTCCGCACCATGTCGGTACTGGTGGGGCATGAGTCGTTGCAGTTCCGTTTCGTCAACCGTATTCCCACGGCGGACGGGCAGGCGGTCACCGAGGTGGATCATTCCTTTACCTACGACGCGGCGAGGAAAGTGCTTTCAACCCCCACCGGGATCTTGCAGCACATGACATTGGGGATAGACTCGCTCGCTCCCTCCCACAAGGTGACCGAGTACAAATACTGGAACATGGCGGCCTATACGTCTCCCTATCTGGGGGATGACACGGAGGCCATGTACCTGTACGCCCGCTGCGCCAAGTTGGGATCGTCCGGCTCTTTCCTTCTCAGCAAGGAGCCGATGGACTTGGACGACGGCTCGTATTACAACCTCCTTTGTGGCGCGTTGAGCACCGAGGTGGATGGCCAGCGTAGTTTCTCCACGCTTTACGGCTTCAGCGAGATAGGCCCGGGATGGATGCGTCTGAACAAGATCATTAACATGGACGGCACGCAATATTGGGACATGCTCTCCAAGGCGTTCCGGATCGGCGATGACAGCGCTTTCCTCTCATACGACCAGCGAGACGGTCTCGTGTTGAAAGGCAGTATCTACCAATCGCCCTCCGGCGAGATCGATTATCCGGAGGTGGACCGGGGCGCTTACTCCGACAAACTCGTTTATTACCCCGGCGACAAGGTGTCCTATGGAGGTAGCGTGTATAAATGTATCTCCCAGACCACGCCCGGTACCGATCCCACGAACACGAGGTTCTGGAAGCCATTGGTATCGAAGGGCTCGAACAGCTTCAAGAGCACGGTGTTCATCCGCACGAACGCCACGCCCGCCGTCCCCGTTGGCGGCTCGTACGCCTCCCCGTTGCCGACCACGGCGGGATGGAGCGACGGGATCCCGTCCGGTGAGGCCATATTGTGGGCTTCCACCCGTATCTTCTCGTCGGACGGGAAGGATCCACAGCAAACGGCGTGGACAGCCCCGAGACAGATGACAGACACGGCCGATTTCGACGTGGAGTTCTCATCCGTAGCGAACCCATCGGCCCCGAACGGTCATCCTAATACGAACAAGCAATGGAGCGACACCCAGTCCACGGACGCGATCTGGATGGCCACCAGCACCAAGAGGAACGGAGTATGGAGCACATGGAGCGTATCCAAGATCAAGGGAGAGAAGGGAGACAAGGGCTCGAACAGTTTCAAGAGCACGGTGTTCATCCGCACGAACGTCACGCCCGCCGTCCCCGTTGGCGGCTCGTACGCCTCCCCGTTGCCGACCACGGCGGGATGGAGCGACGGGATCCCGTCCGGTGAGGCCATATTGTGGGCTTCCACCCGTATCTTTTCGTTAGACGGGAAGGAACCCCAGCAAACGGTATGGACGGCCCCAAGGCAAATGACAGACACGGCCGATTTCGACGTGGAGTTCTCATCCGTAGCGAACCCGTCGGCCCCGAACGGTCATCCTAATACCAATGCCCAGTGGAGCAACACCCAAAGTACGGACACGATCTGGATGGCCACCAGCACCAAGAGAAACGGCGTGTGGAGTGCGTGGAGCGTCTCACGCATCAAGGGCGAGAAGGGTGACCGGGGATGGGATGGCACCAATGGCGAGGATGGAAAAGACGGCGATCCCGGTCTCCGTGGCGATCGTGGTCCCCGCTGCACCTACCGTGGCGATTACGACTCAAGTACTACCTATAACGGCAGCTCGCTGATAACGGATGTCGTGTCGATCAAGAATAGCGATGGTACACGCACGTATTATGTGGCGAAGGTGGATGACAACGAGCCTACCTTCAAGGGAAAACATCCGACCAATACCGCCTATTGGGACACCTTCGGGGCGAACTTCTCCAGCGTGGCGACCGATTTGCTGATGGCACGGAAGATAGCGGCCTCGGAGATCGACGTGGAAAGCATCACCTCCAATATCGTCAAGATCGGGAATTTCGTATGGGGAGGGAATGCGTTGGTCGGCATCAACGACGCTATTCTTGTTGTCAGCGGGGCGGCGTCGATAGGCTACACGGATGGATGGGCCGCCCGATTCTCAGACAAGGTATATATCGAGGGGATGTTGTCTTGTGACTCTGTCAATGCGTCCAGTTTGGATGTCCCCAAAATATTATATAAAGAAGGCAACGGGGTCGTGTTTAACGCCCCGGGCGGGAGGTATCCGTTTCTGGGGGTACGGATCGATAACGGCAACGGTATCTATGGATGGAACAGTCCCGGGAATATAGCCAACCTGTATATCAACAAGGACGCCGCGAGCACGGCCCATGTGTATATCACCAATTACCAAGGCTTGACCTCGTCCGATATCCGCCTGAAGAGCGTCTTTTTCGATATCCCGGACGTGCTGGAGAAGCTGGAGGGTATCTCTGCGTTCTACTACACGATGAAGGAGGACGAAGACAAGATCCTTCGCATCGGCGTGTCGGCGCAAGCCGTGCGTGAGGTGCTTCCCGAGGCGGTGCAGCTCATAACACCCGATGACGGGGATTCGTACTACGGCGTGGATTACATACAGATGTTGACCGCATTCGGAATCAACGGGGTCAAGGAGCTGCACGCCAAGGTCAAGGCACTTGAGAAGAGGGTGGAAGAGCTGGAGAACAGATAGGAAATACTATAGGCCTTATCGGGGGCGGGTAAATAAAAGCCCCCGTATATATTAAAAGAAAACGAGTTATGGGAGTTGATTTGAATACGATATTGGCGATAATCGGCGCGATGGGCGGGGTTGAGGGGATAAAATGGGGCATCCGTGCGTGGGCGAACCGTAAGACGAACGCACGTATAGCGGATGCTCAAGCTGACGTGGAGGAGTTCAAGGCCCTGCGTGAGTATAACGAGTTCTTGCAAAAGCAGTTGTCTGAGAAGGAGGAACGGTTCGTTGAGCAGACCGGACGGCTCCGGCAGGTGCAGGACGAGCTTTTCACCTTGAAGGAGAGTTATTCGGACGTGAAGCTAGAACTGGCTTTAAAGAGGTGCGAGAAAAAGAAATGCGGCGATCGTGAGCCGCAGAACGGTTATTAAGAAGGGAGGATAAGGAATGAGAAATAACAATTTACCCCGGGGATTACGTAACAACAACCCCGGGAACATCAGAAGGAACAGCGATGTCTTCCAAGGCGAGAAGACAAGCTCTGATCGAGAGTTCAAGCAATTTAAATCGATGGCATACGGTTACAGGGCGATCTTCAAGATCCTGTCTAACTATTACCGGAACTATAAGCTGGATACGATCCGCAAGATGATAGGAAGATGGGCACCACCGAAAGAGAACCATACGGAAAAGTATATTCAATTTGTATCTGACTACGCTGGAATCCCGGCTGACGATCCGATCAATATTAACAACCGAGAACAGATGATTCGGATTGTGGCAGGGATGAGCCGTTTTGAGAATGGGAGAGAAGCGGATATGTCGGATGTTATTGCGGGGTGGACTTTGTTGTAATTAACATGGGAAATGACAGACCGTGTTTGCGTTCTTTGATATAGTGGGGGCATTGTTTTTAATTCTGATGCTATTTTTAGCATTGAAAATTCTATTTTATGTATGATTTTCCCTATTTTTGTACAAAAATAGCATCGGTATATGTATTTGATTAAAAATAATAGTAACCAAAGGTGTGAAAATTTACCTTTGCGAGAGGTTTTATCTCGATTTTTGGTGGAGAATGAGATTACAGATTCCGCTATTGCTGAAGAGGTAGGTGTAACAAGAGCGACTTTGAGTAAATTCTTAAAAGGAGAATCGGATTTGAAATTTATGCAAGCCGTTCGATTAATGAAAGTTTTAGGTATTCCTGAAACGGACTATGTCGCTGCTTATTGTGTGGATAAGGATGCGGAAGAAGACTCACTTGAAAGAGTTGAAAGAATTTCTTATATTTCCAAGAACTTTGATTTGGCGGCATTAAAAAAGTTAGGAATTATACCGAAAGTGAAAATCGAGGAGTATGAGAAGTGTATTTGTGATTTTCTTGGCATAAATTCTATTTATGAATATGATGACACATCTTTAATGCCAACTCTCTTCAGTAAGTCAAAACGGAGGATGTTAGAAGAGAAAGAATCCAAAATGACCTCTTTCTGGTTAAAGTGTGCTATTCAGTCGTTTCTTAAAATTGGGAACCCGAATGATTTTGATAGGGATTTGCTTTTGCAATTACTCCGTCGGTCAGCGGAATTTACGAGAGACGAGAAGAATGGATATTATAGGTTTGTCCTTGTATTGTACCAAATAGGAATCACTGTACTGACGCAATCTTATACTACAGGAACAAATGCACATGGAGCTACTCTTATTTTAAATGATAAGCCTTGTATAATCATAACAGATATGGGTAAAAAATATCATAAATTATGGATTAGTTTACTCCATGAGCTTTATCATGTTGTTAATGATTTTGAAATAATAGAGACATTAAATTACCATTTTTCAACTCCTAATATGCCTGATTTGCTTTTGAATGAACAAAAGGCTGACCAATTTGCATTGGATATCCTGATTAATCCGGCTGTTCAAGAACGACTTAAGAGAGTTGTCTCATTTCCAATAAAGGTGAAATCTTTGGCTAATGAGTTACATATTTCACCATCTATTATCTATGGGGTGTATCTGGAATCTTTACCTAACGGTAGATTGAAAAGTCAACAATTTGCAAGGTTTAATAATGAAGAAATGTTGATTTCATCAGAAATAGCTACTAAGGATATACTGTTCGATCCTATATCTAAACGTTCATTGCAAGAAGCTATTATTGATATGAAGTCAGCTTTAAATAGAAAAGCTATATAACTTAACATAAAAATTACTCTATATGGAATTATCAAAGAAATCATTAGACGATTTGATCAGCGTGGCCGATAAAATTATTGAAGCGAATAGAAGTACGGAAAAAGATCTATTTGGTGAAATTAAAAATCCAGAGGAAATCAAAAAAATATTAGGTATAGAAGAACAAGATCCGGAACAATCGTATAAATTATATTATGATAATATTCAAGGTTTTTTAGGAGAATTCTTGCCTAAAGGGGAAGATATAAGTAAGGTTATACGCAATTTGATTTGTACCTTGCTTACTCATAAGGAGTTATCAGGGTTAACTTATGGAATACGAGGTGGGGATTCCCGTATGTCAAAGACTGAAGATATGGAGAATATGATAGATGTATTATCTGAATGGTCGGAAACTCCAACGGATTACCTTAAGTTAGCTACAATCCTTTTGGATAAGTGTAAGATGTTAGGTTATGTACCACAAGAAAGGGTACTGAACGATTACGTGCCGGCAAATGTCAACTCCTAATTTAGCTTTATAAAGAATATAAAGGCGGTGTCTTCACAAAGTTGGAGTTCACCGCCTTTTTATATCCGGGCGGTATCTAAATTCGGATACAATTAAATTTTCAAGATAATGAAACTTAGATGCATTGTATTAATAATGGTAGGTATCCTCTTCCTGTCCGGGTGCCGGACCAAGATACAGTCTGTCGCTATCGAGAGCCGTACTGACTCGATCTACATAGACAAACTAATACCTTACCCTATGCCTATAGATAGCGCCTCCATCCGTGCGTTGATGGAATGCGATGAGAACGGTAAGGTAGTCCTTCGTTGGCTGGACATGGCCAACACCAAGAACGTAGAGCTTATGTTCGCCTTGGATAGCTTCGGTAACGTGATCGCCAATATGAGGATTCACCGGGATACGTTATATCTTCCGTCGAAGGAGATATACGTAGATAGGAGAGTAGAGGTTCCGATTCCTGTGGAGAAGGAACTATCTAAGTGGGAGTCCATAAAGATAGAGGCAGGAGGGTGGGCGATAGGCTTGTTATCCGGATTGGCCGTGATTGGTATCGGCTATGTAGTAAGATGGTTGGCTTGTAAAAAGATATGAAAATTCCCGACATGAGGATTCCCATATCGAGAATAGTAGTGTTTTAGGTTTTCAGCTGCTTCAACTAGAAACAGTATGTGTTTAAATTTGGTGTTTAGTGGATTTCTTCGTATTTTTGTGTTAGGTTAGTCTAAAAAAGAGATTGGAAATGTTGATCTTTTAACTACATGTAAAAACTAAGCTTTGTGGATGGTGTTTATGTGTGTATATGAAATATTTGAATTCGTATGAAAAAGCAAAAAAACAGAAAAGTATTGGCTTATCTCGATATCTACAAGAATACTAAGATTTTATTTAAAGATGCTGACTGTATAGTAGCAACATTAGAGATAGAAGGACTTGATAATGACGAAACTTGTTTAAATAGCGCCAAAATTGATATTTTGAAAGAAAGAGATAATGGAAAGCCTGATAAAGTTATAGCTTCTTTTAGAACTAGCTCTCCTAATTTATCGATAATGCCGGAGGATGTATTAAGAAGTTTTGATTATGTTTTTGTTATTGATACAGGAACCAGAATAGTTGATGATCAAAAGTTTTGCGCTGCAGCAGTTGGCCGTCTAATAAATCATAATGGGAAAATAGCTTTAATTCGCGCTTTACACATTTGCTTTACGACCACTGTTGAAGATAAAAGTTTTGAGAAAATTTCTTGGAAATATTTTATTGAGGAGTTGTTGCTTAATAATGATCATCAACATTTGCAAAAAGAAAACATTGCGATAGTCGTGGATGCGTATTTGGGTGATTTGGATGATTTTAACAAAGGGAAAGAAATATTGGAAGGCTTTTCTTTACCATCTAATATTAAATTGATCTATGCAAGTGCAGATAAAAAAAATGATAGTGTATTAAATTGGGCAATAGCGGAATGCGATAAGGGAGCAACAAATCTATTAAAATCGGTAATTTAAATAGATTTGTGTAAAAACGCAAGGCTCAAATGTTATTGGGAAAATGAATTGTCTGACGGAACTCCTCGTTGGGATATGTTGAATTTGGGTCGCTGGGAGGAGGAAATCTTAAACTGAGTATAAATGAAATATCGGGGATTGATATGGCCAAGCTATCAATCCCCGGCATTTAAAATAGCAACCTCCCTTTCCTCTTCTCCATCACCGCATTGAAAACACTTTTATAGGTCTCATACAACTCCTTCCGACTTTCCGGCCCCGGCCAGTCGGCGAAAGACTCTCCGGCGAAGAATTTCCAAGCGAAGATCCGTTTGGCTTTTTCGGACAACCCTAACAGGTCGACCATATCCCGGATATCCTGCATACGTTCCCGGATATACTCGGTACGGTCAATACTATCATCGGGCTCATCAATAATGTTCAGTCTTCGCCAATCCACATTCTCATCTACCGGGATAGGCTTGTATTTATGCCGGTAGGGAGACGTGTCCGAGGTAACGTTCAGCTTTATCATTTGCAGGATATACCAGTCAAGTTCGGTATATTTACCTTGCTTGGCTTCCATAAGCCGGGAGAGGTGTTCCAGAGGCTTTTGAAGTAGCATACACATTACCTCGTTCAATACGTCAATAGCTTCACTACTCATTCCGGCAAGTGAGCAGTGATACTTAGCGTAATCCAGCCACCTGTCGTAACGTTTCTCAATATATTTATTCAATGCCTCACTTGCCATAGTTGTCTTTATTTGATATATTTGTTGCATGCTGTAATGGGGTGGCGCTGTGAGGCGCTGCCTTTTTATTTATTCTCTTTGTTAGTCTTTATCTCTCGCTATAAAAATGTTATCTTTAGCCTTCTTTTTTATTCTTAGCCCAATCGATAATGTATTCAATACCAGCGTTGAATCCTTTGCTGTAACCATCTTTATATTCATGATTTGATATTCCATGATAGTAAGCCGAGCCGAAGCACAAGGCGAAACCAATGGCTATCAATACCATCCCTGTTCCAAAGTATGGATAAGCTAGGGATATATGGAATGGCTTGAACTGGATCGATATTCCAGACGTGAGAATGAATATTAGTGAGATCATTCCGATTATTAACAATGATATTTTAAGCATCTGAACCTCCTTTGTTTACATTGTGCGACATATTCTTTAATCTTGTTTGACTTTTATAATCCTTACATCCATAAGCGGCGAGATTAATGGCGTGCGTACCTATTCCTTGTCCGGAGAAGCATGGATAACGGATACATCTTACGCATTTCCTTCGTGGATATTTATTAGCGTCCTCCCGTTCTTTCAAGCGGTTGATCCCTATGTATTCCTCTGCCATGATTATTCCTCCTCCTCGGTCTCGTCGAATATCCGGGCCATCATATCGACGATGTTTGTTTGTATATTGTCCTCCGCTCCAAGCACGGCGTTGCTTATATGCTTTTTCTCCTCGATGATCCTGTAGAGTTTCTGGTCGATGGTCTTGCGGCCAAGCAGGTAATAGCAATTCACGGAGTCCTTTTGGCCGATACGATGCGCCCGGCTCTCGGCTTGGTCGCAATCTGCGTATGTCCACGGTAACTCGATAAAAGCGACATTGCTTGACGCTGTCAACGTGATACCCGCCGCCGCGGCCTTGATGGAGCAGATGATGACGTCCGTCTTGGGATTCCGTTGGAAAGCGTCTATAGACGCTTGTTTTTGTTGCATATCCTGCCGTCCGGTGACACACACCGCCGAGGGAAACGCCTGTAGGAGCCGGTCTACGATCTCATGCAGGTTGCAGAAGAGGATGATCTTCTTTCCGTTCTCCCGAAAATCTTTCACGAAATCGATCACCTCTCTCAACTTACCCCGGGCCGTTATGTCCTTCAATATGCCTATTCGTACCATGACCTCGCCTTTCAGCGATTTTTGTACCTTCTCATCGTCGGCCTCCTTGTATCGTCTCAGATAATCCACCAAGTCACGCTCGGCGTCTTGGTATTCCTTGCGGTTGGTGATCTCGCAGGTCACGATCTGCCGTACCTTGTCGGGTAATTGAGTCAGTACCTTGGATTTTTCCCTCCGGAAGAAACAATGCTTCCAGAGCATGAAATTGAGCTCTTTCAAGTTCGAGGCCCCGTGCGGCCCGGAGCAATAGCGGCTCGTGAAATATTTCCAGCCTCCGAGATCGTTCATCCGGTCCATGATAGCGAGTTGGCATATAAGGTCGTTGGGCTTGTTTACGACAGGGGTACCGGTCAACAGGATGATCCACTCTTTCCCGGCGGTGATACCTTTGCAAAACTTGCTTTGTTGGGTAGCCGTTGATTTTACCTTATGGGATTCGTCAATGATCACGCTCTTGAACAACTTGATCGTATTATGGAACTCTACGTCTTTCAACGTCCATTTCTCCGATTTGTTGATTCGGCGTACGAAATACTTCCGTAGGCTCTCGTAGTTCACGATGAACACATGGTTCATGCCCGTTTGCCAGAAGAATGGCCATGAGGTTCGTACCGAATCGGTCAATACCATGGCTTTCTTGTCCGTGAACTTGTGCCATTCACGTTGCCAGTTGATCTTGACCGTATTGGGGCAGATAACGAGACAGGGGAAAGCGCCGGCCTTGTTGATTGTGGCGATACTCTCAAGTGTATTGTGCGTTACAATATAATTATTTGTCAGATACAAATGATCCGGAGCGGTTACGCTTATACATACGGAATCTTCCTCTCTAATATATTCGATAGACGAGATATACCGTGAACAATAGTTTGTTTTTTTGATGTCCCATTCGGCGGCTTTCCGTTCAAGATAGAATGGGCAAACCTTGATCCTCACGTTTACTTGAAATTCCACGCCTTTACCCTCGTTTTGCCTATCGTATCTGCGTATGATCGCCTGTCCTCCAAGGGAACGTACCAAAAGGGCAATGTCACGCGCCATGCCATAGGAAAGGGTGCTGTAGGTGATCCTGTTTCTCTTTCCTGATCCATCCGTATCCATCAAACCGCGTAAGAGGTTGATGCGTTGCTCTACCGATCCGTGCATGTATTCGTATGGTATGAATTTCTCTACACTTGGTTTGTCAGCTTTGAGTCGTTTGATCTCTTGGTAAAATCGATTTTCGTGGACTGTCGGATTCTTTGTGATGTTGTATCGCGGGCATGTGGCGTAATCGTCCCGTACCAACAGCATATCTCTAGGTAAGAGTTTTCTTACCCTGTCGGCAATAGCCGCATCCATGTCCGGTGTAGAGAAAGACAGGCGCCCATTGCCATTGCAAAGGTGGCCGTCTCCCAAAAGTACCCCCATGATGTAAGGATGAATGATGTATAATCTCTCCTTGTACTTCACAGGTTCACACATTGGGATTTCCCATTTCCGTCTTGTATGGTTATGGCCAAAACCTTTTAGGTTGTAGGTCACGCCGGAATCCATGATCTCCTGTGTTGTCTTGGTGATCCATCCTTTCCCCTTTCTTCTACGGTTGGCATCCCGGACACACCATAGATGCTCTGGGCCGCATTCACAGGATACGCCATCAGAGAACGTCACTTTGAACACGCGGCGTTCTTTTTGCGGGTACACGCCACTTACGGTATATACATTTCCGTCCCTGCCGAATATCTCGTCCCCAATTTGTAATTCTCCAATCCTCCTAAAACTGTTTGGAGTAGCCACGTAACTACTGACTGGTTGTTGTTTGCCAAGTCCCATGTCGTCCCCATTGATAAACCGTTTTAGTTGTAAGCCTCGTGCGATTCCTTGCAGTTGATAGGGGTAAGGTTGTATCTTTAGGCCATGATCCTCGTCCAACTCGGGCATGTCCGGTATTTGATAGGCTATGTCCTCGTCGGTCTTAGACTCGTTCCCTCCCCAGTTGACGGGTTCGAAGTGCCTCACGTAATAGGTGAGCTGGTCTAGCTCCGCCTTGCACTTATTGTTGGCCGGGATCATCCACGCTCCGGTAGACTTGTCCCACCAGCGGACGCTGACGGCTGTCTTTAGCTTGTCAACGACCTGCTGGCGGTACCTGTCAAACCTTACCGCGTAGCATTGTCCCTTTTCCGTGTTTTGTAAAGTGATTTGCATAACGGTTGTTTTTATTATTAGTTAGGCGAACTCGTCGAAGGCTTTCACCTCCTCGGCGATCTCCTTGATCTGCTCTTTTTTCTTCCGTCCCCGTTTCTTAGGCTTCTCTTCCTTCTCGCCCGTGATATCCGATTCCTCCGGGGTATCGAAATCGAAGGATTCTTGCTTGATGCCATATTTACCTTCGAACAGATAAGCGTCCACCTCGTAGCTACATCTACCGATGGCCTCTTTCAACTCGGCTCCGTAAAGGTACCCGTCGCCGGACTCGTCCTCGTATTTGGTGAATGGGACGGAGAGGTTAAGGATCTGCCCGCTCTTCAGGAGTTTTTGCGCTTGGATTGATACGCCGGCTGATTCATCATTACCGCCTTTGCTGTATCCGGTGACGATGATATTCTTTAGCTTCTCGTTCAAGTCATCGTCGGAGGGATTGGCGACATTGACCAATGTAGCCTCGTGCATCTCACAGATTTTCACTACGTGTGGCTTAAGCCGGTTCAACGCGTACAGTAGATCGGGGTGGATAAACTGCTCCGATTCCTTTAGGATGTTGTTCTTGTAGTTTGCTTCCACGAACTTTTCCGTGTACTCCGCCGTGAGCTGGTTGTTCTTGATCTTCACTTTCTGGATCTCGTACACGGGTTGCTCTTTTACTAATTCTTCCATGCTCTTTTAAAATTTAGGATTGTTATAACTCTGAGGCGCTAAGGCCATTTCAGCTTTCGCCTTGCTAATTATCGTGCGACACCATTCCAATTGGTGGGTCGCAGTCCGGTTCAATCTATCACACCAGTCGACTAGGTATTGCTCATCCTTGCACAGGCTGTCGATGATAGCGTTTACGGCCTTTGAGGTCGCTCCGGCCCGTGAAGCGGTTTCCCGTAATGTGTCGAATACTTCCGATTTCTTTTTCCCGTTCAGGTGATATTTAGCGTCCGCTAACAGCTTCCCGGTTCGGGCGATATAGACGGCAAGGTCGTTTCCACGTAGGACAGCTTCTTGTACGTCTTCGCTCATTGTGATATTCAGATAAGAGTCGATTGTTGCTAATTCTTCGACAATACTCTCAATTGGTGTAATATTCAGATTCATTCTGTTTATTTTAAGATATACTCATGATTGCAACCGGTACAATGGAGGACAGGAAAGCATTCTCCTTTAACTGTTGTCTGGTATTTTTTAACGACCATTGATGCACCGCATTCCGGGCACTTAGTCGATAATACCCGGATGAACCAGGCAATGATTTGTTTAAAAAACTTCTTCATTTGAATGTTCTTTTGATAATACTTTAACCTTTTGCTGGTAGGCGGCACTAGCTTCTTCTTGTGTTTTGTAATAGCCAATAAATTTAGTTTTCTTGCCTATTTTTATGTATGCCATGTATTTTTTATCCCGTTTATGCCAAACAACTCCTGTTGGTAATCCTGATTTAAGGCTTTTTTCTCGACTTGAATTATACCGTTTACTAACAACCTGAAGATTGTTAATATCATTGTTTAACCTATTGCTGTCAATATGGTCAACAACTGATGCCCCATGACCAACAAAGGCTATAGCATCGATTGTTTTACCATATTTATCCCCAAAAAGATACACAACAAGGCGATGTTCCAGTATGTGATAAGTGACTTTTTTGCCTTGGATATTTAATCCAACCTTGCACACTCTGTATCCGTCTTTATTAATAGCCCATTTGGCTTTGTTTCCAAATGGAGTATAAACATCAAGATTATAAGGATTTATTTTTATCATGTGACTTTTAAACTTGATCTCAATCAATCCTTCTTGGTTTGTTTGTCTTAACAGTTTCATATTCATCTTTTTATTAAGATATAAATTCAGGAAATCAACATCCACCATTTAAAGGCAAGCTCTTCGTACTTTTCTTTGCCACGTTTATATAAAGTGTCATCTTTTTTTATAGTGGCTTTGAAAATTTGTTGATTCTTTTTGCTTATTGCAACAATAAAATCTTGTTTACTTCCAGCAATGTCCATATACCAAGCTCTTGAGCGATCCCAGTCGAAAAAATCTATGGCTTCATTAAATTGTTTTTGAGAAGAAGCAAAAGTTGTTTTTAAATCTCCTCCAAACCCCATTGCTGAAAACCAGAAATCCCATTTGCAACGAGTGTCAAGTGTGTATTCAAAATTGCCGTATTGGAATTTTTGATTTTTGTTTACCATAAATTTCTGTTTATCGGATTGTTCCAATGCATACTTAATGAGCGGATCGTGTCGGGCTTCCATACGGAGTGACTTGATCATGGCTTGTGCCAGTTCCCAATCTTCGCCGGAATACAATACGTCATCTACCGTATGTTTGTCATATCTTACCCGTTCGGGTTCTGTCAGCATCGCATCCACCAGACTCCCGAACTTGAACGCCTTCTCCTTATCCCCGTATTGCGTACGGGGATAGAGGAGGTTCTTTAGTTCTGTCAGGTCTGAGTTGCTGACCTCAGAACGTTGGTAATACGTATCTTGCATCTTCTTCCTTGAGTTTTAAGTATTCAATGACTGCGAAGTCAAATTCAAAATCGTAAGTGTTATCCATCAGCCACCGGAACCATTTGCGGCCCTCTTCCGTATCTAGGATCGTCTTTAGATTGGCCGGGCAACGTCTGTATTTCCCGAAGTTTATCCATGAGGACAGATATAGCTTTCTCATATCACTTGGCCGTTATATCATCGACATATTTCACGAATGCGGACTGGATTCGCTCACCGTCCTTATTGGCTGTTTTCTCGCAATAGGAGATCATCTTCTTGTGGATCTTCTCAAGATCCTCCATGCTCATGTTGATACCCTCACGCATGAACCACATCTGGTATACCTGCATGAATCCTTGTGGATTGGTGACTTGGATCTTTTTCTTGATCTTCGCCTTGGTAGGGGTAGGAGACATACTGGCGGCGCTGAAATCGAATGCTGCCTGTACTTCCGCGGTGGCTTTCTCTGCCTCCGCCTTGGCTCTCGCTTCCTCTTCCTTGCGCTTGCGTTCCAGTTCGGCCTTTTGACGTTCCTCCGCCTCTTTCCGTTTGCGCTCCTCCTCCAGCCGTGCCGCCTCGATTGCGTTGGTCTTGCGAATTTCCTCTTGCTCCTCCAGTTGTTTCCGGAGGGATGGGAGGCGGTCGACCAAGGATTGTTTCAGTCCCTCGATCTCGAAAGCGTATCGATCGGAATATTCTTTTTTCTTTAGGATGGCTATCTCGTTCTTGATCGCTTTGCGGGTCTCACCGTCCATATAGAATGTCTGTTTGTTATCCACGACGTTTTTCACGAAATCCGTCCATGAGAAACCGGTGCTTGTTTGCGTGATCTGCCGGCATACGTCCCCATACGTGGCTAGGGAGGCACGATTGAAAATCCCGTTCAAGGCGTTGATATGCTTCTCGACGTAGGCGGCGTACGTGGTATCAAGCAAGATCGTTATGTCGGCCCGGTATTGGGCTTTCTCGTTCTCCGCCAACTGTTTTTGCCGGGCCTCTTCCTCACGGCGTTTTTGCTCTTCCAGCTTCTTGGCGGCGTATTTGTTACGCTCCATCTGTAGCAGATAAGGGATGGTTCCCTTGGATTTGGCGTCTATGGAACCCTCTAGTGTCGTGAAACGTTTGGATATGGCCGTTAGCATTTGGGTTAACGGCTTCCGGCGGTTGTTCATGTTCTCTACGGTCTTCTTTGACTTCGCAAGGTATTCTTGTACCGCAGTGTCGATCTCGTCCGTGCCGATACCTCCATTTCCCTCAATCGTGTCCAAGAGGGTTTTCCCTGCGTTCGTGCAAGCTGAGACCGACGCCTCATTGCGGGCGAGAATATCCGGGGCTGTCTGTAAGATGCTAATGACCTCGTTAGCCTTGAAAGGTAAATTGTTATTCTGTGTATCCATGTCGATAAAATTTTGAATGTTGATATTGAACTCTTAAAATCCGGCTTCTTCATCTTCTTGTGATATTTGGGCTGTTATACCAGATACGGGTATCGGTTCCGCTTGCGGTTGCTCTCCGAATCCTTGTAAAGGATTTTCCGATTGGGGCTGGAGGGCTTGCGGTTGCTGTCCGGCTTGATTGGGCTGGATAACGGTTGTTTCTTCCAGTCCGTAGTCGATCTCTTGCGGTTCCTCCTGTGTCTCGAATGAGGAGAACTGTCCCGTGCGTACCTTGGGATATCCGTCGAAAGCGTGCTTGATAAGCTTGCTTTCCAAGAATCCCGGATCAATACCTCCTTCGCTAGAGGTATAAAGGGCATTGGCCTTCCCTTCTTTCTGTCGGGTTTGCGGGTTCCATTTCTGGTTGTTCTTAAAGCTGTACGCTTCCAATCGCTTGATATCGCCTTCCATCATCCAGTGCCAGTCCACGGTACCGTCGGAGCGTACGATACGTAAGAAACCACCTATCACCTTGTTGGACTTTCGGGGGCACGCCGCTTGGTAGGTCACGGTCTTTACGCCGTCGATCAACCCGGGGGAGAAGGTATCGCCCTCATAGCAAACCACGGGATTATCCACGTAACGGACTTGTCCGGCACGTTGTCGCATGACTAACTCGCCATATCCGGTGATGGAGAGATAAGCACGTAGTTCGTAAATATCGCTACCGTTGTTATCCTTATAACCGGTCTTCGTGCTACGGGGAAGAATATAACAGTGCGGCCGTCCTGTTGGGTCAAGTGACAGGCCGTTGACCGCTATATCCAAAAAGCATCCATAGAGGGATAACGGTGTGCATCTTTGCAGTTCCGGCTTGTCTTGTAAGATCTTCCGGAAGTTGAATTTCTCTTTCTCGTAGATTTGCGCTCCTTGGGCGGTACCCCAGATCGCGTTATACATTTGGATGAACTTTTGTTCTACCCTGTTATCTTCCGCTATCATGAGCGGGTTTAGCTGATTCAACTCAGCTACTTTGATCTGAATTAGATTCGACATGATGTTATGTTTTTAAATGTTAGTTACCAATGTTTAGCTATCATGTAAGCCATTGCCGCACATCTGGACGTCGTGATGATATGCAGGAAATGTCCTAGGCAAATAGCCACGATTCCAAGTATGGCGAGCGTTCCGAAAAGGATGTAAAATCCCCACCTCACCGCTTGGGCGAGTTTCCAGTAATCTGTTTTCATACGTCAATGATTTATTAGCAATGCGGTTTACCGTCCGTGAAATAGCGAGTTGGATGGGTATCGTAAACTTCCTTTTGCAACGCCTTGCCAAGGTGCCTTGCTATGTTAATGATTCATTTAATAGTCGTATGGATTCAGGGCGCACTTATACAGGTTTTCCAGCCTGTACTCGATTTTGCCCGGTCGCTTGTAACGTTGTAGCCTACCTTCCGAGACCCATTTTTCCACGTTCTGCCTCCCGAAACGGAGGTGCGCTTCCTTTTGCCCGATAAATTCCCGGATACCCGCTTGCATCCTTGTGATTTGCCAAGCAAGGTATTCGATCTCGATCTTTCGTAAAGAAGGTATGCTTTGATAGGTGTTTTCGGTTGGCATGATTATTCGCCCTTAAATAGATTCTTTTCGTTCGCATATCGCATGAACTCCGCCATGGAGTGTATTGAGAGTTTCCGGAAAACGTTCTTCCGGTGGTTCTTTACGGTGTGGGACGAGATGAAAAGCGTTTCCGCGATCTCTTCGTCTTTCTTGCCATAGTAGCAAAGCTCCATCACCCGAAGTTGGCTGTCTGATAATGTACTGTTGAACTTCGGTTCACAGATTTTCTTAAACCCGTCACATTCTCCTCGTAGAGGGCAGCCGACAAACTCGAATTTGAAATTCCAGTTCTCATCCACGTCTATCATGTTATCGTACAGCCCGAAGTTGCATTTGATAAACCTACGTACAGCCAAGAAATCCCGGTAGCATTTATTCCCGTCGTAGCGGGCGTAATACTTGCGGAGTGCCGCATAAGCCTCCGGATAGAACTCTTCCAAAATCTCAAGGAAACTTTGAATGAAATCCGTATCGGACTCTTTCAACTGGCGTTCCGGCTGTCCCTGCTCTTTGATAGTTACTTCGCCGGAGGGGGTGGTGTAGAATTCTATTGCGCACATACCTTATCCTCCTTTGGGAATAACTCGCTGGCAGGAATGCCAAGTTCTCTTTCTATCACTTCTTGGGCTAACGCATCCGGTTGGTAAACTCCCGCTACCCAACATCTGACGGCCGATTCAGATCGTTTGGTAATGGTAGCTATCTTTTGGATGAAAGCCTTCTTGGGCGGCGTGTTGTCCATGGAGAAGTAGATCTCTCTGAACGAACGAGCACCAGTCTCATGACCTTGTAGGTTTAATTTTTCCATTTTTGCCTCCTTACATTATTATATATGTTCTGTACTTTATATTTTCGCAACTACTATTAATCTTTACAGGTGCAAATATGGAATAAACTTGTGAAATACGCAAGAATATTTGCGAAAATCTAAATAAAAACTTTTGTTTTTCGCAAGTAACTGTGCGAATATTGTGCGTAACTTCATAAATATGAATGTAATAGATAACATATTTAAGATAATGGCTCAAAAGGGTATCAAACAACGAACGTTGGCTGATGCTATGGGTATTGATGAGTCTCAAATTTCTGTTATGAAAAAAGGTAATCGTGATTTGAAAATTTCAGAAATTGAGAATATCGCAAGTTGCTTGGGAATTTCCATAACAGACCTGTTCACTTGGCCAGAGCGGTATGTGCCGGAGCAATCTGCTGGAGAAAAGGTTTTGACGACTCCAAAAGTGATATTGCAATTAGAGTTGGAAGATAGTGATGTGAAAGCTGATGTGATAAAGTTGGCTTTTGGGGATAGGGTGTTGGAGATTAAGAATAAATAGAAATGATATAGATATGGAAGATTTAATGGACAAAGACAAAACAATTGCAATACTTCGTCATCAGTACGAACGCGAGAGAAAAGAAAATCAGATTTTGAAAGAGGAGATTGCGTTACTTGAGTATGAGATTGAACAATTGAAGCAACAGATTAAGTAAATATTGATATGCGATTCCTTTTTTGGAATATACATAAAAATGAATCTTTGTTCTCATCAATTGCATCAATTGCAGAAGCCGAGAATATAGATGTCTTAATGATTGCGGAATGTCCAGAAAATAAGCAGCTTGATTTACTTAAGAGTCTAAACGCTAATAATAGTGATATTTTTAAGTATTTAGTTCCAATAGTAAATTATCAAAAAGTAATGGTATATTATAGGCATTGTAAAATTACTAACAAAGAGGATAAACCTAGAATCAGCGTTAAAGAATTATACAGCCCTTTACTACAAGGGAACATAACTTTAGTAATATGTCATTTACATAGTAAAATAAATAACTCAGATGAAGAGTTATCAGAAAAGGCCGAAAGCCTAAGACGATTTATAGAGGACATAGAATCTAAATTGGGACACCAAAGAACTATTTGTTGTGGTGATTTTAATATGAATCCTTTTGATAAAGGAATAATAAAGGCTCAAGGATTACATGCTGTAATGGAGAAAAATATTGCAAATAAAAAGGAATGTATAATTGAAGGTGAGAAATTTTCTTTTTTCTATAATCCTATGTGGGGGTTTCTAGGTGATTTAGGGAGAGGAGATGTTTCTGGAACAATGTATTATAACTCTGGTGGACATATTAATTATTATTGGCATTTATATGACCAAGTTCTAATACGTCCAGATATGATAAATAGTTTTGACGAATCTGATTTGAAGATAGTAACATCTGCCAATAAATTAGATCTATTAACTAGTAATAATTTGGTAGATAAATCCTTATCGGATCATTTACCAATTAAGTTTAATTTAAAAATATAAATATATGGAAGATCTATGGCCTGATTTTGAGTTTGAAAGTTCAATGACTCCTAAAGAAATTTTGTTGACGCAAGCTGATTTTTTGAGTAAAAAAACATCAGGTGTTTTGATAGGTGAGGTTCACACATGTGAACCTAATGATTATTTGTTGTATCACGCATTGAAATGTCCATCTGTATCAAATCCCGATTTAAATAAACCAATAGGTCATGTCCTATATATACGTGCGCCTTTTTTTAATGATTACAGATTTGAAATATTATCTATAACTCATTATTTGTTAAATATGTATCCGCTGCAATTGAATAATGTGTTGAATAATTGTTATTATACAATAGATTCTGAAGAATATTTGATGAAAAAGCTAAGTGAAATTTTTGCAAGCAAAGATGTTTTATCGATTCTTAATTCATTGCTTATTCAAAGTAAATAACTCTTTTAATAATTAATTTGTATATCTGTGATTAAAGGATTGATAAGAAAGTGATGATAATGTGATTATGGTAATTCTTCGTGTAAAGGATATTAATGTAGGCTTATGCTTTCACAAGGAAATAATTGAACTATAAATTGTAGACTATGGATAATCTTAAGAATATCGATGATGTCATATTTTGGCGAACAAAGAGTAATATTATACTTACTCAATATGCTATGAAAGATAGAAAAGTGGGACGTTTTGTAAGAGCTCGTTATTATAATAATATTAAATCTTTCACAAGTGATCCGACTGATAGGGATATTATAGAAGAACATCTAATTAGGGAAAAATGGTTGAAAAGATCTGATGACAATAAGCGATCTATATCGATTACAGAAGAAGGTCTCTGTGTGCTTAGGACCGGACTTATTGAAACAGAGGTTAGAGCTATGTTAAATAACTATATTATGGTTGCGTTTTCTATTGCGGCTTTTGTGATTTCTGTATTAGCTTTTATTAGTAAAAATTAAATCATAGATATGAGGAATTGTTGGGTTTCAATATTGGCATTGGTGATGTCTGTTATAGCGCTAATGTTGTCATATCGAGTTGCTCCTATTGATTTTAAGGATTATTGGGGCTTTGTGCTTGGAGTACAAAGCCTATTAGTTACAATATTAATAGGTTGGCAAATACTGAATGTGTTTGAGGTCAAAAGACAAATAGAAGACTTTAATGAAACTATTAGTAAACTAAAAAAAGAGAATGAAAATATAATTCACGACAAAATTAGTGATTATGATCTGACTGTAAGTGCATTGTTTCAACAGTTAGAAGGTATTCGTCAATTTAATAGTGGACATGGGAAAGATGCTTTGGCTTTTTTCATGAAATCTTTAAAGTTGTTGAATGCAGCGTCTGATAAAACTCCTATAGATGGGCTTGTGAGTTACATTTTGGGCATAAAATCCGAAAAGTTATATGTATCTCCAATAAGTAAAGAAGACGTTGATTTATATCTCCAAATTATATCAAATTGTACGTCGGAGAAGAAACCGGAACTTTTGAAATATGTGATATCTTTGCCTGTGAGTAAAAAAAATAATAACTAATCTATAATTTGTAGATTATGAAATATAACAAAGAATTTAATAAAGGTGATAAGGTTTTCATTGAAAGTATATATGGATCTCCATATCACGGAGTAGTGGAAAGAACGGATAGTTATGGTGACGTTGTAGTGAAACGTGATGATAAAGAATACTCTAATTTGTATAATCGTAAAAGATTGACGAAAGATGAAGAATAG